ATCTACCGGGCGGTAAAGGCAGGCAAATGCAGGACAGCGGCTTTTACAGCGGTTCTTGCATATGGGATTCATTTTATCGTGGACTTCTTTGCCGTGGCAGGTCCGGCGCTTCTTCCCATCTATGTGATTGAAATTGGTGTCTTTGTGATGGCAGCCGGAACTCTTGTTATGGCGCTGAAGATGGGAAGGATGGAAGAACTGTGAATTCCAGTTTTCTGCTATCATAAAACAGAATATATCTGACAGAACGCACCGTAGAAATACGGTGTTTTTTGTTACCCAAAACCCATAATTCAATACATAACCACAGGTTAGTACAAATACCTTATGTGCTATTTTGAAAGGCTTAGAAAGGGATATTTACCCCGATTTTCGCCCCGAGAAATGACACAAATAAGGCTTAATGTATCTTCTCTGTGGTTTTTCTATTTTCGGCAGGAAAGGAGGATTGCTTGCTATGCCGAGAATGAGCAATCAGCGGAAACAAGAGTGGGCGTTGTTTCTGAATGAAAGTAATCGCATTACCTACAACGGACTTTGCAGAAAATGCAGGAATGACTGTAAGCAGAGTTTCCGCTGTATTGTGGTGCTTTGCCCGAAATATTTATCGAAAAGGAGAACAAAGAAAAATGATTGAAAATGAAATGACTGTCAGCGTGCCTCTTGAAGTTGTCAAGGCGAGTGAAATCGAGCCGAAAGAAGTGAAATGGCTATGGTATCCATATATTCCGGTTGGCAAGGTTACGCTGTTGCAGGGCGATCCCGGCGATGGAAAAAGCAAGCTAATGCTTTCCATTGCCGCCCTGCTCTCAAAGGGCGAACCTCTGCCCTTTACCGAAACGGAAGAAAACGAGCCTATGACTATCATCTATCAGACAACGGAAGATGACGCCGATGATACGGTAGTCCCTCGCTTCAATTCGGCTGGTGGGAACGGAGAAAACCTCATCTTCATCAAGGAAGATGAAAAATCTTTGTCCTTTGGGGATAACCGTATTCGTGAAGCGATTGAGATGTACCACGCAAAACTTTTAATTCTTGACCCGATGAGTTCCTATATCGGAGAAAGTTGTTCGATGAACAATGCCAACGAAACACGAGCCGAGTTTAATCATCTGATAGCGGTTGCGAAAGATACAGGCTGTGCGATTGTGATTATCGCTCATATGAACAAGATGAGAGATACCAATCCCCTTTACCGTACCAACGGTTCTATCGACATTGCGGGCGCTGCGAGAAGTATTCTCGCCATCACACGAACCGCAAACAGCGCAAATCCAGCCGAACGCTATTTGGTGCAAGTAAAATCCAATCTTGCTCCAATGGGTTCGGCTATTCTTTTTGAGGTGGCAGACAAGGGCGTGAATTTTCTTGATGAATTGGAAATGACCGCCGAGGACGCATTCGCTGCCACTGCCCCGCGAATGGGCAGACCGAATGACCGAGAGGAAGCAGCAACGGCGTTTATCCGTTCGCTGCTCGATGGCGGCAGGCAGCTGGCTTCCGACTGCGAAGCAAAGCTTGAAGGAGCAGGCTTCAAGAAGTCAACCTACAAAAAGGCAAAGAAGAAAGCCGGGGTTCACTCCGTGAAGGACGGTTTCGCATGGTATTGGACTTTGCCGGAGGTTGAAAAGCCGAAAGAAAGCTGGCAGGGAGAAAACCTGCCGACTTGATTTCGGCGCAAAAGGAGGTCAAGGGGGAACTCCCTTGCCCACGACATCTTTGCAGCGAAGCTGAAAGTGTCATAGTGGGTTACACAGATTGTTCCAATCTTGTGTAACGGGGCTTCGCCCTACCGCTTGGAAAGGAGAAATTGCAGTGGCAAAAGATATGAGCTGCGCCAGAGTGAAGCAGTGTTCAGCTGCCAGCATCGGCGCAACAGAACGGCACAATGAACGGCTGAACACCGACTATGCCAACGTCAATGTGGTACAGGAGCGCATACCGCTGAACGTACACTATCGCTCCCCGCCGTCCTCTTATATGGAAACGCTGCGCACTATGGAAACGGCTGGAACTGTATCGACAAGGGGGCTGCGGAAAGACGCTACGCTTTTCGATGAAATCATCATTGACGTGAACACCATGTACTTTGAGCGCAACGGCGGTTATGAGTACGCAAAGAAATTCTATGAGGAAGCCTATCACTTCTTGGAGAAGAAATTCGGATCAGAGTATGTAGTGGCTGCTGTTATGCACGCAGACGAAATCAACAAGGCCGCGACAAGCGACTTGGGAAAAGATGTCTACCACTACCATCTCCACGCAGTAGTGATTCCTGTGGTGGATAAGGATATTCTGTGGAGCAAGCGCTGCAAGGACCCGGCGCTGCGCGGTACGGTTCGGGAAACTATTCATCAGGTGAGCCATTCCAAGAAATGGGTATCAAATATCCCGCTGAAAGATGAACAGGGTCAGCCTGTCCTGCGGAGCAATGGAAAGCCCAAGTATCGCCCCTCGTACAGTATCTTGCAGGACGAACTGGTGACTCATATGCAGGAGCATGGCTTCACGAATTTCCAGCGCGGTGAGCTGGGCAGCACACGCGAGAACCTTACTTCCCTGCAATATCAGATTGAAAAAGATAAGGAACGGCTTGCCAACATTCAAGAGCGTGTAGAAGCTGCGCAGACCAAGTACGAAGCGGCATGGAACGTGCGCAAAACCGAATCCGAGATTGACGACATGGGCAAGAAAACCATTACGGGCAAATATGCCGTGTCGAAAGAGGACTACAAGCAGTTGACGGCGTTAGCAAAGGAGGGCATCACAAGCCGCCAAGAAATCCACAAACTGAACGAGGATATTTCGCTCTACAAAAAGCAGTACATCGACTGCAAGTACGAATTGAGAGATACACAATCGGCGTATGCCGCATTGCGGCGGCGCTGTGAGCCGTTTTTGCAGGCGCTCAAATACTTTCCCCAGTTTGCAAAGGGCTTCGCAGAGAAGATTTCTGACCTGCTGGAGCACAGAGAAGCGCAGCAGAAGAAAGAGCGCGAGGAAGCAAAACGCAATCCGCATAGAGCATCTGCCCGCCGCCAAGATGACCAAGATTTGGAGCGCTAAAATGCCCGCTTCCATTACTATCCCGACTTTATAACTTCTTCCCCACTTGAATTTGGAGGTACAGAAAATGAACGATATTACCAGCACCATCACAAAGCCCCTTGCTGTCTTGGGCGAGAATGGCAGCGGCTATACGAAAGAAGCAAATTTTGTTTCATGGAATGGCAACGATGCAAAGCTGGATATTCGGATTTGGTATCCGGGTCACGAACGGTGCGGCAAGGGAGTTACGCTCACCGAGGACGAGGGCAGAAACCTTTACGAAGCACTCAAAGAAATTTATGAGCCGGAGTAATTCTTTCAGCCGGCAGAAAGGGTGTTTGAAACTTGGCACATCAAATTTCGACTGATGGGGAGTATGTCATGGAAAATTGCAATTCTGATTTTGCGGTAAGGCTGGGAAGAACTACCTTTATTGTCTGCATCAAGCAATCCCAAACAGCAAAAAAGCCGCTTGAAAGAATTCTCAAAGATGTATGTAGGCACGAGGTTTTAGGAGATTTCCGTACTGGAAAATCGTAAAGCTAAATTAATATTTACGAAAACGTCTTGACAAACTGCTCTCCGAGGGCAACGGCTACCGTTCCAAAACACGGTTTGCAAAGTTTTACAATCTGCCCGAGCTTATGAATATGTTCAAGCAGTGTGCCGACATTCAGACCGCCGATATGCTGAAGCTGCCGGTCCCCGAAATCACAGGCGGCAAACCCACGATTGTAAAGCTGCCGCCCAGCGAGCTGCAGCGTCAGATGGTAGCGGCGCTGGGTGAGCGGGCCGAGGCGGTGCGCAACCGCCTGGTAGCCCCGAATGAGGACAACATGCTGCGCATCACGAACGATGGCCGCAAGCTGGCGCTGGATCAGCGCCTGATGAATCCACTTCTGCCCGATGCCCCCGACAGCAAGGCGAATGCCTGCGTGGAGCGGGTCTTTACCATTTGGGAAAAGACAAAGGCGCATCGCTCCACGCAGATGATTTTCTGCGATTTGAGCACACCCCGCGCGGACGGCTTTGATGTGTACAACGATATTCGGGATAAGCTGGTTGCGCGCGGCATTCCCAAAGAGGAGGTACAGTTCATCCATGATGCCGATACGGAAGCCAAGAAGGCCGAGCTGTTCGGCAAAGTCCGCAGCGGTGCGGTTCGCGTGCTGATGGGCAGCACCCAGAAGATGGGCGCTGGCACCAACGTACAGACCCGGCTGTGCGCACTCCACCACCTAGATTGTCCGTGGCGGCCTGCCGACATTGCCCAGCGCAACGGACGTATGGTACGTCAGGGCAATATGAATAAGGAGGTTTCGATTTTTATTTACATAACGGAGGCCACGTTTGACGCCTACAGCTATCAGTTGGTCGAAAACAAACAGAAGTTTATTTCGCAAATCATGACGTCGAAATCCCCTGCCCGAAGCTGTGAGGACCTTGACGAAGCTGCGCTCTCCTACGCTGAGGTAAAGGCGCTGGCTGCCGGAAACCCGATGATCAAGGAAAAGATGGACCTTGATATTCAGGTTGCACGGCTTCGCACGCTGAAGGCCGCCTACAACAGCCAGCATTACCGACTGGAGGACGCCGTGACCGGCATCTTTCTGCGAGAGATCCGCGGCACCGAATGCCGGATTCAGGCGTTTGAGAAGGATATGCAGACCGCCAAGGACAGTCAGAGCTATGACAAGGACGACAAGCTGGTTTTCAGCATTGAGCTGGACGGCACGACCTACGACAAGCGCGAGGACGCCGGTAAGGCACTGCTCGGACTGCTGGGTGCTGCTGTGCGGGCTGACCATCATGTTTTGGTGGGGCACTATGCGGGTTTTGAAGTCACGGTTGCCTATGTGCCGCTTTCCAAGGTGTTTGTGGCACATCTGGTCGGCCAGGCCACCCATACCACTGAGCTGGGCAGCGACGCTGCCGGCAATATGGTCCGACTGCAAAACGTTGTTGCTGCCCTGCCGCAGGAGGTCAGCGGTCTGCGCAACAATCTACAGCAGCTGCGCGTCCAGCTGGACAGCGCCAAAGAGGAACTGCAACAGCCTTTTCTGCAGGAACAGGAACTGAACGACAAGAGCGCGCGCCTGGCCGAGCTGGACGCCCTGCTGAATGTGGGCAACGATGCCCCGGTGCTGGAGGGTGAGGCCGAGGTCGTAAACGAGGACGATTCTGTGCGAACGCCTAGAGAGGAAAACGAACTGAAACGCTGAAATCGACAGTCTTGCATTATTTCGCAGGCCATGTATCATAGAGGTAGGAGGTGGCCATTATGCCCATTCAACGTAAAAATCTGTTCCTTACCTGGGGTATCCGCATTAGTCTCGTGCCTGTCATTCTGGTGCTTCTTGCACTGGGCCTGATTGCAATCGTGCTGTTTGCTATCTGCGGAGTTTGCGGCAGGTTTTTGGCGGCACTGGGCGGTCTGGCTGCCCTGTTGGCGCTATTCGATAAGTGCTACCAAGAGGCGGCAGTATCCGCCATCCTAGCATTCCTGCTCAGTCCTTACGGCGCGCCGCAGGTGCTGTTCTGGCTGGGCAGAAAGCTGCTCGAGTTTGCTGGTAGTCTGTATGATTTATACTACTGATTGGAGAAATTTATAATATGAAAAAATGTTTGTTATCCATTCTTTTAGCTACGGTGTTACTCTGCGCCTGCGCACAGCAGACCGATAACACCTTGCAAACCCCGGAAAGCAGTACGCTGGTAGAACTTACCGTTGCTACTGAAGAGACTGGCATTGAGACACCTGCGCCGCTTGCCACGGAAAGCCCGGCACCAATGTCTACACAGACTCCAGAACCGACTGCCACACCGGCACCGCCCGAAATTCCCATACCGGAGCCTACTGCAGCGCCTACCGAAGCGTCGGCAACAGAATCAGCTGTAACAGCAAGTCAGCCTGAACAGGTCAGTATGAGCTATGGTGCAGTCCCCTTTGACCTGGCAGCAGGCTCCGAGGAATGGTGGAGCATCGACAGCTCGGACAGTGCCTATTGGGCGGTACAGGAAAACATCAATGCTATGCGCGCAGCAGCTGGTCTGTCCCCTTTGACGATGGACAGTGGCCTGAGTGCTGCCGCCGATGCACGCTGTGAGAGCTTTGTGGCGGGCGGGCCGTTCGATCACAGCGGCATGACGACCCGCAGTGAGATCTGCGCCGCAGGTCCGATTGGCTCGGCCAGCAGCGTTTGCACCTACTGGCAGGGCAGCCCTGCCCACTATGCCAATATTATGGAGCCCAGCTTTACCAGCATGGGTGTGGGCTGCTGGTTCTGCAGCACAGCCGAAGGCCAGTACACTTACTGGACCGTAACCTTTCAGTGATTGGAGAATGGATATGAAAAAGCAAAACTCCCTGTATCGGATGACTACATCCGAAATGCAGATCATGACCTACCTTTGGAATTCCAAGGAGCCTGCAATCGCCAGCCAGATTGTTTCCGATTTGATCCCGACCCAGAACTGCACATGGAAGCCGCGTTCTGTCTTTACCATCCTGAAGAGTCTTTCAGAGAAAGACCTGATCCACGATGTTGGGTACGTGAGAACCGGCAAGACCTACTCCCGCAAATTTGCCCCCAAGGTGAGCCGCGCAGAATACCTGGCCATGCAGGTCATGAACGAGCTGCCGGACCAGGAACTACCGGAATTTTTGGAGTTCTTTCAGGGGAAGGTCGGTTGAGCGTTACAGGTAAATCAAACTCTCAAGTGTCTGCTGTTTGTTCGGCAGGCACTTTTTTTATATAGATAAAATTCAACAGCAGAAGGAAGTATGTTCAATGAATCACAAATTTAAGCTCAAACAGCGCGTAGCGGCCTTGTGTATGGCGGCTATGATGTGCTGCTCCCTGTTCCCAGCTGGGGTGCTTGCGGAGGCTCCGAGGGCTGATGCAGACGGCACGCTCATCATGGAGCAGGACAAAGAGGCCGTCACAGATGACAGCCATCAAACTGAGGCAAGCGACCCGGACCCTGGTGAAGAAAGCACGCCCAAAAGCAGCGAAGTTGCCGCAACATCACAAAGCGCCGACGAGGATGCGCCGGTGGAGACATCCACCGGCTACATCTTCGACGGCGCTGTTTTGTACACAGACTTACCGGATGCGCCGACTGGTTCCTATATGGGCAGCCAGGGCTTGCCGGTTGCCACGGGTGAAACAAAAATCGGCATTTCTGCCTGGCCGAATGACCAGTTGGAAGAAGGTGCGGACAGTTACCTGAGTGCGGACACCCTGAACAGCGACGACCTGACGATGATGGCTCCGTTGCTGGAGGGTACCGACTATGCCGTTGCGCCCATTCTGGCACAGGTGGAATACCCTGCAGACGGCAGCAGTCTGGATGTGGTGCTTCCCAACGAGGTGACTGTGCTGGACTTCTACGGTGTTCCTGCCGATGAGACTACGCGCAGCAGCCTTGTGCACAGTGAGTATTCCGAAACATCCGCCGCGGTCATGGGGCTGTATGTTCAGGCAGATGCCGACTTTTCCGCGCAGCTTGTCTACACCGCCCCGGACGGCAACACGCTGACGAAAGCGCTACACGTTGTAATTGACTGCAGCCGCACCATGGCCGCACCGTTCGCAGAAACTACAGACGTTGCCGCCTACGCCGAGCGCCCCACGCCTGCCGTTACCAGCGGCAAAATCACCAAGGTCGAGAAGGTCAACGGCACATGGCTGATCTGGTTCAATGGCGAGGAAGCCTACTGCTGCACCCACGGTGCCAACGGCCAGCCAAAAGGCTGTCCGCCGTACACTTATACGAACACTTCTCTGGTCAGTGCGGATCAGTGCATTCCCGGTGACCACTATGGCAACCAATACCGCATCTGGGGCGGTCTGGACCAGCTTTCTATGGACTTGCTGCCCGATACACCCGTCGCTTTTTCTGCAGAAGATACTGAAAGAATCTCTCTTTTGAATTTTTGCCGCACGATTTATGATGATACCCAGATGTGGCTGATTGAAAATTATCCCGAGAGCACTGCTGCAAAAATCTATCTAGAATCCGCGCAGGCCCTGCTGGACGGCGCTGTTGCCTATGCAAAGCCCCGCGGCTACTACACCTACATTTATACCCCTGCGCGCAGCGGTTGGCAGACCGTTGCCCTGATTGGCCCTGAAATCAGTGAGGAGGAAACGGAAGAGCCGAAGCCTGTCGTACAGGAGTATTATGCCAGTTGGGAAGTCCCTGCACAGTCCGCCAGCGGCACCGCAGATCTGACCTATGGTATCACCACAGATAAGATCCAGCTGAAAACGCTGGAAAAGGTGGACGGTGCGACCATTGAAATCGAGCCTATCACCAAATCCGGCACGATTGACGGCGGCAGCTGGAGCGTCTCCCCTGCCGGTGTGCAGACTGTCACCACAAGCGGCCACACCAGCGACGACAATTATCAGAATAACGGCGGTGCAGCATCTGCCAGCTGGTCTGTGCATTACACTGTATCCAAGACCGTAGATGGCCGCAGTGGCAGCGTCGGCCCCTACACCACGAAAGAAGCTGCGGACGCTGCCGCCAACAGCGAGCGCGATTCTGCGGTTGCCGCCATTCAGGCAGAAGCACAGAGCGCTGTAAATAATGCTATTGCCAGCGCGCAGGCACAGCTTGCATCTTTACAGTTCCGTTATGACGAAGTCACCATTCCCTACGGTTTTGAATCCTACTGGGGCAGCAACGGCAGCCACCAGACCATTACAGTGCCGGCTAACTCCAACAACGCCTACGAGATGCGCAATGCTGAGTGGTCACTGCAGATCAACATCAAAAAGACGGACAGTGAGACCGGCAGCCAGATTGCAGGTGATGCCCGGTATGAAATCTACCAGTGGGACATCGTGACCGGCAAATACCAGCCCACGGGTGGGTACAATACCTACAGCGTCCAGCGCCAGGGCGACGGTACCTATGCCGTCATCAACAACGCCGCCTACGCCACAAACGACACGATGCGCCATACACTGTACTACACGCAGCGCAATGAGGGCAGGTTCATCCTTGTGGAGACGAAGGCCCCCGCGGGGTATTTCGGCGATTGGACTGACATTGACCACCCCGGCTCGGCGGGCACACCGCTGGGCAAGCGCGCCTACTATGTGGAAATTACCGCTGACAACAACAATTCCATCCTGTGGTTGGGCAATGGTGACTACAACGCCGACATTGCCACTGGCGATAAGGGCGGCACAAAGCTGGTGACCAGCGGCGGCGTAGAAACCACAGTCACCATCTATGACTCCCCCAAGGATGCCTCCCGGAGCTATACCACCGATGCCAGCGGCAAGGCAGCCAACGAGGACAGCTACACCACCACGGCAGAAAACGGCATCATGAAGAATGACCGCACGCTGGGCGAAATCAGCATTTCCAAGGTTGATTTGGATGCACAGCGGTATGTGACAGGCGACGCTGCTCACGGAAATGCCGCGCTGGACGGCGCAGTGTACGACCTGTATGCCGCCGAGGATATTACCCACCCTGATGGTGTGACCGGCGTCGTGGACTATTCCAAAATCGTCGATACCAACGGCAATCCCCTCTGGCACACTACGATTCGTGACAACAGCGGGCAGTGGATCGGCGATTATCTGCCCATTTTGAAAAAAGATAATCTCGTAGCCAGTGCAAAAATCGAGGACGGCTGGATGAGGAGATTGAAGTGTATTTAAAAATCACGAAACTCGATACGGAAACCGGCAAACCGGTCCTGTTGCCGAACACAGCCTTCCAGATCTACTGGCTGGATGAAAACGGCAACTATCGGCTGGAAAACGGGAAGCCAAAGCTGGTCACGATGACGGACACGGTAAACGGGCATCTGACCAAGAACGTGGATACCTTCTACACCAACGAGGAAGGCATCCTGACCCTGCCTGAAAAGCTGCCGCTGGGTAAATACCGCATTGTGGAGACTGTTGGCCCGGACGGCTTCTACAACGAATGGGCCGACAGCGGCAACTACTATGTGGATTTCGATATTTCCACGGACCGCATCTACAAGGCCACCGGTGATGACAATGAAAACGGCATGGACACGCTGGTCATCGGCGAGGACTACTGGAATGAGGAAACGCTGGGCAAGCTGACCATCCGTAAGACCGGCAATGCCTTGACAGGAAAGATCGAAACCAACGATTTGATTGACCCCTGGATGACCGGCGAGGCCGATTCCGACTTTGCCTATACACTGCGCCCGCTGGCCGGTGCGGAATACACCATTACGGCTGCCGAGGACATTTACACGCAGGACCGCCAGCTGGATGCCAACGGCAGCCGCACGCTCTGGTATGCCAAGGGCGACGTGGTAGCGGTTGTTACCACCGGTGATGGCAGTGCAGACACTTCTGTGTTTGCGCCGTCCCGAACCAAGGCAACCTATGATTTTCTGTCGGTCATTCACGACGGCACGCTCGGCGAGGTCAGTATTACCCTGCCGTTGGGCAGCTACCATGTGGAGGAAACCAAGTCGCCCTATGGGTATGTCGGCACGACAGACAGCTACGATGTGACCTTTAGAAACTCCCTCGGTACTTTCAGGCATAAACAGGATTCAACGTTGGTCGCAGAGCAAACCACCATATTTAGCGTTTCTATATTTCTTCGCGTCAATATATAGTATTCAGTCACGAGGACAGGGGTGCCATCAGGAATAAACATCCGTTTGGACACGAGGCAGATTTCCGCCCCTCCCAGGCTTCGGCAATTTAGACACGAGGAAATAAGTGCGGTCGGGAATAAACACCCGTTCAGACACGGAGCAACTGCCCTCTGAAAGTCAAAAAAAGCAGCCCACCGGGTAGCCTTTCCTTCCTGCTGATCTCTCAGCTCGTTGGAAAGCAACCTGGTGGGCTGCTGCATTTTCTATTCAATTTTCTCTGCGACTACGGAGCCTAGTCGTTTCTTCTCCAGACTCTCACAGTCAAATATTCTCTGACTCAGAAGCCGACTGCGCTGACTCCTGCGTGCTTTCGTTCTCCTTGTCCACCCTTCCCTCGAAAATGGGAATGGCGCGACACAGGTCGTAATTCACGAGTCTCTGCTGCGGATACTCAACACCCGGCAGCCGGTAGGACCTTGTTCTGTCCCAGCCACAGCTCTGATAAATCAGGCGCACAAGATTCTTGCTTTTGATCTCATATCGGTCATCCTGATTTTTCTTCGGAACACGATTGGCCCCCTCTGCGTCCATTCCACACGCTTGTATTGCAAACATCTGCTTGGTCGGATTGTAGAGGAAGTGATAGAATTCCGGGCGGCCAATAGATTCAAGGGCGCTCCGGAAGACTGTGATACGACCGTCTGCATATCGAAATGTAATCCCCAGCATATTCTGCTGCCATGTCTTTGCTGGCACAATTTTTCCTCCTTCCTGAAAAAGGGTAGACTCCCCCCCTTGGTGCTCAAATTCAATTTTTATAGATTTTGCTGTTGTCCGGGCATACCCGTAAGCATTCCAACCGAGACAAAACCATCCATTTGCCTCAGCTCAGACTCTTGGCGATGCTGCTCAACAGGCATGCCAAATGTACCCGCGATGTCATCTGGGTAGTAACCCTTCCGAGGATTCACAGGCTGTTCTTCCGTATTCTCTTCGGCCACTGTCGTAGGTTGTTGATCAGCAGACTGCTTCTTTTTACACTCGTGGAACACCTCGGCCGCCACAAGGTCAAACACATAGAGCGCTTCGCCCTCGAACTCGATGCGGTATCCGAGGATCTTATACCGGCAGTCACCGGACCAATCCATTTCCTTATAAAGCAATTCTGAAAATAACCTGCAGGACATTTTCCGACTCTTACGCTTGTCCGGTTTTGCGATACACCAGCGCAGAGCATCCCTGTCATTTTCATTACAGCCTTTAACTACAAGCCGCTTTAAGTCGCTGTTAAACATGATGTTGACGTACACCACATCCTCCAAACCTGCAATGCAGGCCGTGTTGAATGTGATGCTGTCTTTCCTTATTATAATGGCGGGATCTCGAAGATGTGCAAAAAGTTCCCTCCGGGCGACCTGATAGCCATCATAATCAAAGGTCTGCTCGATCTCCGTTCTCCTCTGTTCCCGCTCCGACATCTGCTCCGCACTCAGTTCCAACGCCTGCGGATTCTCCATCTCCATTGTCTGCTGATTCGCCATCTCCATGTTCATCTGGTATAGGCCACCCTTCTATTATTTTCTCTGCTTCATGTAAAAGTTCTTCAAGGTCTTCTGAGGTCAATGTACTGTATTCGGCCAGTTCCTTTGCCGGCCGCAAAACATCCCAGTCAGCCGCATAGTGCCTCTGCTCCAGTAGATTAATCTCTCCGATGCTGGTAATCGGTCTTCCAAATGTGTCCTCCCATTCCGGAGGCAAAATGTAAATAATCTGCTTAACTGTCCTCCCTGCGATTTCAGCTCGGTCATCTGTTTCAGCTTCTTTGGGCGGAAGAACGATGTTCTCCGTCTTTACCATTTCAGGTTCGTCCAGTTGAAACAGCATAACCTTTTGGTCATCATTCTCGATAAAGTCACCACGGAAACGGTATTTCAGGTCCTGATCCCAATCCATAATGTCAAACAGCGTTTTCGCCAGTCCACGGCACGACTTGGACAGCGCACACCACCGCCCTTCGCGCAGCTTTCCCCAGTGAATTGCATTTGGATTGTTCCCATCACACGGTCGAACAGCAATACACCTGTTCACTGAATTCAACAGCAGCTCTACATACTCCACATTCTCAAATTTTTTGAGGCAGGCCGTATTAAAGCTCAGTTTTCCATCTGCTATTGTCATCGCAGGGTTTTGCGTAGTAGAGAAATACTGAGACCGAACCACCTCATAGCCACGCATGTCTAATCCTGCTTTATATTCAATCTGCCGCGTGTCCTCCAACTCGCTCATAACACTTTCAGATGCCTTTTGATATTCATCCGTTGAGAATCCGGTCCAGTCTTTATCCAGTGGTACATATCCTCGAAGGATTCCATTGTCAACAACGCTTAGTACAGGCAAGGGCCTAGCTTTCTTCGCATAGGCACGTGATGCCCGAAGAAAATTTGCTGCTTCATATACAGTTCGAGAAACTATGGCTTCATGATGATTTTTTCTTCTAAACTGCGTTCTTTCACCATTGTTCTTTTTGGCTTTGTGTGTCAAAAAATTAGGGGTAAATGTCTTCCACGCCCTAATGTCACCACAATGACGTTCATTTGCAACAATCTCGGCCAGTGTGCTTGCGCTCCACTCATAACTTCCCTGCTTTGTCTTGCGTTTATAGGCTTTAAGCAATTCTGCAATATCAGAAAATGAAACACCATTCAAGTAAAGATAGTAGATTGCTTTTACAGTTTCAGCTTCGTCCTCATTGACGATAAGGTCACCATCTTCGTCCCGGTCATAGCCAAGCAGCTCTGGTGTTAAAAACAGTCCCTTCCTAAACCGGCGTTCAATCGACCAGTTCATAATGACCGATTTTGAATGGGATTCTTCTTCAGCAACCGAGGCCAAAATCGTCAAGATCATTCGTCCATTATTGTCAAGCGTATAAATGTTGTCTGCTTCAAACTGAACACCTACAGGCGGTTCAAGGTTTTTCAGAAGGTCAATAACAGAAAGGCAATCAACGATGTTTCTTGCAAATCGAGCAATCGACTTGGTCATGATCAAATCTATTTTCCCGGCTTTACAATCCTCAATCATCTGGAGCATGCCTTTTCGGTGTGCAATAGATGTTCCGCTTATACCTTCATCTGCATAGATTCCAACAAGTTCCCATCCAGGATGTCCTGTAATGTACTCAGCATAATAATTCTTTTGAAGTTCATAAGAAGATGTCTGTTCGTCATTATCCGTTGAGACCCGAACATAGGCCGCCACACGGCGAATTCCACCGCTCTCCATAAAATCCGCAGTAGGCTTTGCAGGGATTATTTCGATTTCAGACGCATCCGTGCCTTTATATTTATCACGGATTTTCTGCTTACGGTCTTGTCCACTGTTTTCTTTCACGGTTTCACCTTATTCCCTGAGCGTCCAGTACCACTGGCGCATTTTTCTATAGCTTTGTATTCCCAGCACATGTTTTGTCTCAGCTATGGTTCTGCGACTTATTCCAGCTTCTCCAAGCCTTTCATAGATTTCTTTTGATGCCATATCACCTTTTACAAGATACTGCTTCAAAAGAGCGCAAGCCATTTCTGTTTTTGTCTTATACTCCAAAGTCTGCACTTCTTGTTTTTCATCGCAGCTTTCAGATATGGAATCCAGCCATTGGAACCCGTAATCCTCTGTTATCGAGAAACTGATTTTAGACCCATCTGGTCCTAAGCTGTTTTTTATCTGGTGAACGACACGGATATCCATGTTTTCTGCATCGCGCTCAATCTGCAACACACTTCTTGCAGCCGCCACCACGTCAATGCTTCCAAGGCTTCTATACAAGCCTTTTATGCCTTCCTTTTTGTTCAAGTGCCCTATCAGCACAATGGCGCAATCATAGGTAGCCGCCCACATTCCAAGGTGCTGCATCAGCCGCCTTGCTTTTCCAGCAATCTGCAAATCGGAGTCACTGGAGAGGTATGCTTGAATTGGGTCAATCACAACAAGCCTCGGTCGAAACGCAACGATTGCATCCCTAATGCGTTCATCATCGAGTGTCAGCCCACTGTTGACTTCTTCATTGATAAATGCCACTTTGCTGCAGTCAGCCCCCTGTTCTTCCAGCCTGGGTTTTATCGTATCTGCGACCCCATCTTCCGAGCATTGGTAGATAACCCTCTGTGGTTGCTCCAATAATTTACCGTCAGGAAAGGTACCTCCTGTGGTTATTTCAGCAATCAGGTTCATCATCATTGTGGACTTGCCATCACCGGGGTCTCCCTGTAGCAAGGTTATTTTTCCAATTGCAATATATGGATACCAGAGCCAGCGAACTGGCGATGATTCGACCTCACTATACAGCGTCAAAAGTCCTTCTTGCACTCGTCCCAATCCCCCGTTCCCGCATTGTATAACCCTTAGAGTTCTTCAGTTTTATTATACATCTGCACTGGCGAGTTGACTGTCAAGCAGTAGACGACACGTTTTTCTAAATGTCAACTACTGCTTGACATTTGATAGAAAATATTCTCTAAGGATGCAACACCGTAAGGGGAGGAAGGTTGCATCCTTACCGCATTAATTTGCTATGTGTTTTGTTCGGCGCAATAATTGTCTTGTTCTTATGCGGGCCAGTTTGGAGGTAAAGCCATGCCTATAGACTACCCTGCGCTCGGAAAACGTATAGCGTTTTTTCGGAACCAGTCTCACCTCACGCAAGAAGACTTTGCATACGAGGTTCATCTTTCCCGTCAATACATCAGTCAGCTCGAAACCGCTGCCTGCCGACCAAGTCTTGAAACAATCGTAGAGATTACAAACACTCTCGGCGTTTCTACAGATGACTTGCTTGTCGATAGTCTGACCCACTCCGTTTCCACAGCAGACACCGAAGTTCATCGGCTTCTGATTGACTGCAACGAACTCGAAGCTGAAATTCTCACTCGTACCTTGAAAGAATTACGCGCCATCCTTTACAGCCTCGGCGTATAAACAAAAATTGCCCGCATAAGCCACCGCTGCACCTTCTTTTCCAGAGGGTGCTTCTGTGGTCTATGCAGGCTGTATGTAACCAAGGTCTACCTTTTAGTTGAAGTCCAGCAATCGTACAGGAAATCTAACAGCCCTGTGGCTACTGTTTGAACTGTAACCGATCCGTTCACCGACTTAAGCTGGGCCTCCATTGTCTGCCATAATTCTGGCGCAAGCTCAGTTTTCTGGCCTACTGCTCCCAGAGCGTATTCTACCGAATCGTTCACCAAACCAGACAGGGTTCTCCCATCGACCGTCACTGCCCCTCTCTCCAAGCTTATCACTGCATCCATTTTCTTTTTCGCGTCGGACCATGGCAAATTCATCAAGTAAACTTTGATTGCTGCGGCAACTACCACTTCTGGCCCAGTCAATCCATAGGATTCAATATGTACCTGTTCAAGTTCATGCTTCATACAAGTTCCTCCCAATCGTGTGTCTCTGGCACCCAGCATAAAGCAAAACTCTATACATAGCAATCCCATCCAAAACAAAAAGGCCCACCGGGTCACCATCTTCTTTTGCTTATTCGCAAAGCTAGAAAGTGACCCGGTGGGCTGTATCAGTTTTTCTCAACTTCAATATGGTCTGGATATACCAGTACCTTCGATACTTCCTTTTCAAACCGTTCCTGATCCATGTTCAGCCACTCAAGTTCTCGCAGGATTGCATCGATAAGTTCTTCTTCCTTAATAAAGCGGTTGCCGCATCGCTCATTGCCTTTTCCTTTTTGCCGGTTTCGGCAGTTCCACGCTTTATAGGTGCTTTGCGTCTTGAAACCGCCAGCAGCTTTCAAAGTCCGGCGCAAAAAGGGAGTACCACATTCTCCACAGAATACTTTGCCGTAGAGGAAGTGATGCTCCCTGTTCGTTTTATGAATACCGACCTTTGCCAGTTCTTTTCGTTTTTCCAGAATTTCCTGTGCCTTATCCCATGTCTCCCGATCTATGATTGCTTCATGGTCATCCCACAGATAATTGGATTCCACCTTCTGATTCGGATTGGGCTTCTTGGTCAGGTAGTCCAACGGAGCTTTCTTCTGCAACCGCTTGTCACCCACATAGGTTTCATTTGAAACCATGTACCGGAGAGTTTCTACTCCAAACCCCTTTTTACTGTGCAACGATTGAGCCCCCAGCTCTTCCAAACCTTTAGCGATTTGCCTATAGCTCTCGCCTTCGATGAATCTGCGGAATACTTCCTTTACAATCCAAGCGTCCTTGTTGGGAACCAGCTCGCCATCCACACAGTCGTAGCCGAGAATACGATTATTGCCGAGATTGTACTCACCTCGTGCAAATCGGCTTGCATAAGCAGCCTTTTCATTTTCACTGATAGAATGACTTTCATCCTGTGCCACTGCTGCCAAGATGGATAGGACGAAATCACAGGTTGGATCATCTGTGCGGATATTTTGTTCCTCAAAAATGATTGTAACCCCCAGCGTTCTAAACCATTTGGCATACTGCTGGCAATCCACCATGTTCCGAGAAAACCGGGAAATACTCTTGCAAATGATAATATCCAGCTTCTTGGCTTCGGCGGCCGCCGCCATTTCCTGAAAGCCCGGTCGATTTTTCACTCGTGTAGCAGAATGCCGGTCAGCATATACCTTAACCAGTTCCCAGTCGGGATGACTTTGGATCAGCTCCTCGTAATACTTCTGCTGAGTTTCAAAGCTTTCATCCTGCTCGTTGCGAAAAGTGCTGACACGGCAATACGCGGCCACACGTTTCTTTGCCACTGGGATTTTTGGCATTACCTTTTTAATAATCATTTGCTGCTACTCCATTCTCCTTGGCACGGAGGTTCTTTGCCGTCTGCATGGCAGCATTACGCTGTGCCTCCCGCGTATTCACTGACTTCTTATCAGCCCGCACCACGCTCACCGGCTTGTTCTCGCTCCGCTGCGCACGGTCCAGCGAGTTCCGATAAAGCTCTGCCACATGGGTCGGTTCCTCAACCTTGGATGCATTCAAAGCAACCTCGCTCTCCAGACCACATTTCCAGAACACCCGCATGGTGTCCTGTTTAAATTCAATGTGCCCCACCAAGTCATCCAGCCAGTAATACTGGACGGTGTCCAGTTTCGGGCTCTCTGCCTTGATTTCCAGCATCCTCTGCATAGCTACCGTCCGCTTCTTTTCCTTGATTTCAAGGGTGTTGTAGGCTTCCAGCAGGGCAGCATCCACAAGATACCCTTTGACCGCATACCCACGGCAGCCGTCCACATCAAAGCAGCCAAGGATGCGCTTGTGGCTGTTCACTTTCATGACCCTCGGAATCATCTTCTTCCCACACAGCGGGCAGACAATGTTTGTATCGAAGTAGGGATACCGGCTGTACTCCCCATGCGGAGATTTCAGTTCCATAATGCGCTGTACCTGCTGGTAGGTATGGCGGTCGATAATAGGAACATGGTGGTTCCTGACGTTGTAGACCGGAATCACAGTCGAGTCGTTCCGGACACTCCTATGGGAAATATGGTCAACACTGACCCATTTCTGAAGCCGCATATCACCAATGTACTTCTCGTTCTCAAGGAGATACTTAAGGGCGGTCTTGTTCCACGTCTGCTTGCCCCTTGCGGAAGGAGCCTGTATAAAGGTCAGCTCATCCAGAATGTCCGTCATGGGGATGCCGTACTGGTACATTTTGAAAATCATCCGCACAATGGCAGCTTCGTCCGGTTCAATGACAATTTCACCGTCCTTGGTCTTCCGATAGCCATAGGTCTTGGTCCAGCGCGACTCACCACTTTCAAACCGCTTGCGAATGCCCCATTTCAGGTTTTCGGAGATGGAACGGCTTTCCTCCTGTGCAAAAGCCGCCATGACCGTCAGAATCAGTTCGGACACCGACGTTGCCGTATCCAGTCCTTCCTTTTCAAAGTAAAGCTGGACACCGATGCTCTGAAGATGGCGCACATAGGACAGACATTCGACCGTGTTGCGGGCAAATCGAGAGATACTTTTTGCCATGATATAATCGACCTTGCCTGCCTCGCAATCCTCCATCATCCGCAAGAACTCTTTACGCTTTTTCACGCTGGTTCCGCTGATGCCCTCATCGGCGTAGACATCCACCAGCATCCAGCCAGGGTGCTGGGCAATCTTAGCGCGGAAGGCTTTCATCTGCTCCTCCAAGCTGTGGAGCTGAATCTCCTGGTCCGTGCTGACACGGGCATAGACTGCAACGCGGACTGTTTTCAAGGTGCTAAGTGCCTGAAAGCCAAGCTTCTGTACCCCAGTGTCTACCTTTTCTACTGTAATTTCCATGTACTTTTCTCCTTATTGCCATTTGGGGTCGCTCAGGACCTTCTGCTGTTCATCATTGTATTTTTTTCGTCCGGAGTGGAGCAAGCCCATCTGAATCATGGTCTGCACACGCTCGAACTGTTCTCTGCTGACAATGCCTTCATGATGGTCCTCCAGATGAACTTGGGCGCGTTCTCCCCTGTTCCGCTTGCTGTATCGGTGGCCGTTCTTGCCGTAGGCCGTGTAGTAGCAATCCGTCCAGTAATCCCCCATGTATGCGACATTTTTCAGCATATTGGGTAGTCGATTTCGATTCTGAGACCATGACACACCGGTATTTTCCTCATCCTCCATCTTATCCAAGCAAGCTCGGATATCTGCGTAGCAGACTCCTTTTGCCGCTTGGTCAAAGGCATAGCGGACACGGCGGGCCTCGGATTCTTCAATTCTCCATTCACCCTGCTTGTTGACCCTGCGAAAGCCGTAGGTCACACGGCCGGTCGGAATGCCCTGGTCATGGAGATAGGCGATGCCTGCTCGAACATTCTCACCGATGCTCTTGGACTCCTCCTCGGCAATGATGGCAAGGATGTGGAAGAACAGCTCGCTCTGGCCATTCATCGTGTTAATGCCCTCTTTTTCAAAAATGACCGGGATGCCCAGCTCTTTCAGCCTACGCACCACGGTCACACAGTCAAGCATATTTCGGGAGAAACGGGAGATGGACTTGGTATAGATGATGTCGATTTTGCCATCCATGCAATCTTGAATCATCTGTCGGAATTCCGGCCGACCCTGCGTACTGCGTCCGCTGCCTTCATCCGCATAGACCTTTACGAGTTCCTCATCGGGGTTATTGGAGAGCAGCTCTGTGAAGTAGCTTTTCTGAATCTCATAGGAACCTTCCTGACACTCCATGCCGGTGCTGACTCTGCAATAGGCCGCCGCCCTTTTCTGTTTCACTACAATTTCCATTGCGTCATCCTCCTTGGGGTAGTCGTATAATGCCGCATGTATGGCTGAATAGCAAGTTCTGTCGCCCAGATAAATCGGCATATTACCGACAAACTATCTGCCTGACAGAACGCCTGAATTGCAGCATATATGACAAATGTAAAGGGCTTCCCGGTTGGATTTGGGAAGCCCGGAGTGCGGCGTTTGAATCAGCCCGGTCTATGTGCCAGAGAGTGCTTTTGTGTCATCGCAACGAGGTGATATTAGACCTTCTTGACGTAATCGAGGCTGATCCAGCCGTTACGCTTGCCGGCAAAGGACTTCAGCAATCCCCACTTGGATGCACCCTTACCTGTTGCCTCCGCAACAATGGTGAACACACCCTTGCCAGTAAAACCACGGAAGCCATAGTTCGTGCCGGGGCCTTTGCGGATGCGCAGGTCAGAGATAGACACCCGGACCGTGTAGGGCTGAAATGCCGTGCTGGTGGGATAGACCGCCTTGCCGTTCTCATCGAACACCGAGTAGCCGGGATTCTTGTCAGCACACGCCTTGGCGTTGCTCAGGTCACGGAAAGCTCCCTTCTGAGATGCAGTATCCGACCAGTTCTTGCGCACACGGTACAGGGTCGCGGCGGGTGTGACAGGCGTAACAGATGCTGCCACATCGAACTGGGTCAGGTTCCACTGCTCAATGACCCGGCAGAGGTTCTGCATATAGTCAAGGCTCGTCGCATAACCGCCATCCTTGATGATCTGCACCGCTTTCTTATAGTCCGTGCAGCCTGCCAGTCCCTCGTACCGCTTCTTGCTGCCGTTCATGGCACCCAGCAAATAAGCGGAGTGATCTGCAATGGAGTCCTCAATGGAGCCGTACTTGCGGAAGTCGGCCGTGACGGTCACATAGCTGCCATCCGTGTTCTGCTCTCCGGTCTGCATGGTGTAGACGGAATGCCCATCCCACGCAGAGCCAGCCCAGCTGTTCCCCGACAGCGAGGATTTCATGCCAAAGCAGTTATTGGCATTCTGTGCCAGCTCGGACTTGCCGTAGCCGGATTCCAGAATGAACTGCGCCATGGACACGCTGGCAAGGATGCCGGACTGCTTCTGGTTTGCGGTAAACAGCGTGGCCACCTTTGTCACAACCTCTGCGGACTCCATATCCTTCAAAGAAGCTGCCTGCAAGCCAGTGGACGCAACAGGAGTGCCCAGTGCCGCCGTTACCTTGGCCGCCAGATCACTGAGGCGGCTGTACAGCCAGTCGCCGGGGCAGGCTTTGTTCGCATACCAGCGGTGGACGGTCAGAACCATCTCATCCGATGCCGGCGCATAGTTCAGCGTCTTGTTCTTGTCCCCCAGCCAGAGCAGCTTGGTCTTACCGTTCCGCTTGCAGATGTCGGTACAGAGCTTGATAAGCGAAGTGTAGACGGCACTGTTCATGGCGTATGGGTGGGTCAGGTCACTGGCGCACTCGATAGTGATAGCCCGCTGATCGTTTGCTGCACTGGAAGAGCACCAGCTCCGGTTCTTTTCTTCGACACAGAGCGACACACGGCCGTCCTTGCCGATGCCGTAGTTACAACTTGCCTGACGACTCGGGCTGATGAAGCAGCCACAGATACTTTCCGCAGACAACTGCCCCACCACACAGTGCGGGGTGATGCGGTCGATGCTGTGTGTCCGCTGCCCAGAATGGTTCGGGCTGAGGTTCGTATAAACCACTAAGGGACTGTTAGTGTATGCCATAGAAGATTCCTCCCAATAGAAAAAAGCCCGGATTGCTCCGGGCCAGACTGTGTTGATTTGGTTTTTGGTCAGGGCAGAAGCAGCTTCATGCCGATTCGGATGGCATTGGAAGTCAGGCCGTTCAGCTCACGGATGTCCGTGTAGTGGGTACCGCTGCCGAGCTTACGCTCTGCGATGCGCCACAGGTTGTCCCCTGCTACGACTTCGTACACATCTCTGCCGACAAAGACATAGGCATCATCCTCGTTCAGCACATAGGCAATGCCGTCCTCCTCCTCCGGGCACTTGATCTTCAGCCAGTTGTCGCAGACCTCCAGCACCTCCACGATGGTGTTCATCGGGTACACAGTCACGACCTCTGCTTCGAGACTGGGTTCCTTGCGGATGTTCATCAGGGTCTTCAGCTTACCGAAAGCAACGGCATCCGGCTGTGGCTCTGCGGACGGGAAGTCCTCTTCGCCATCGCCGGGTGCATCATCGCTGGGCTTGTCCTCTTCCGGGAGATCCATTACAGGCTTCTCCTCAGCGGTTTCTTCCCGGGTCGTGGGCTCATCCGCCGGATAGATGACCGTGCCGTCCTCGGCAAAAACATGGCTGCCGGGGTTCTCGTCACACTTCGCCTTGGCATTTGCCAGCAGCTTATATGCACCGAGCTGGGATGCGTCATCGTTCCAATCGGTCCGAACACGATAATAGCCGGTGTTCAGCTTTGCAGGATATTCATTCATAGTCGTTCCTCCATCTAAAATTAGGGAGAGGTCGCCCTCTCCCAATAGACTCCTTCATAAAGCGCACGATTTTTTGGCTTTGGGGAGGTACTTTTCAGAAAACTTCTCTCATTATGCTTACTGAAATTCAGCATTTGGTACCCAGTTCTCCAAATTTCCCTCTCATAAAGGACAATGAAAATGGCGAAAAGTTGTATAGTTACCCTTCTTTTTCGTCATCTTTCTCCGGGATATGCTTCTCGTTGGTCAGCTGGATCAGCATATCCTTCAGCTTCTCCGGGATGGGAATGCCGATTACGGCAGAGTTCTCCAGGATGGACAGGCCTTCATTGGACAGGTAGAAGAAAATCACAGCGGTGCGAATCGCTGCGCCGTTCTGAAGCACCTGCGTATCGATAACATTCGCCACGCCCACCAACAGGAAGATGCACACCTTCTTGGCAATGCCCTTAAAGCCCACCTCGCTGGACAGCTCCTTGCGGATGCCCGCCGCAAGGATGCCGGTGAAGTAGTCGGTCACCACAAAGATGATGAGTGCGTAGAGGAAGCCATCAAAGCCTCCGAAGAACCAGCCGAGAAAACCGCCCAGTGCCGCAAAAGCAAACTGGAGCTTGTCGATTACATTCTGCATACTTGTACCTTGCCTTTCCTGCCCTTTGCAGGGCATAAAAAATAGGACGGTGCTCCGTCCTTGTGTAATGGTGTTCTATATAAACACAGCCGTGTGGCTGTGGGGTATTAAAGGATGAGCCGTTCCAGCAAGCTCTGGAAGGACGCAGCGATGATCTCATGCCCCTTTTCATCGGGATGCACGCCATTGCCGCCGTCCTTAGAGAATGCGAGCTTGCGGAAATTCTCATCATCAGGTCGCAGGTTGGATTCGTGGTACAGATCCAGGCACGGGATGCTGCGCCGCTTGCAGATCTCAACGATTGCCTCCGAGTACTTCGCCATACCGCAGGTTGTCTTAGAAGGCATACTGCCGACCCACGGAGTCGGGGTCACGATACCCAGCCGAGCCAGAGGGATGCGTTCGTAGATGGCGTCAATAGTTGCGTTGATGCAGCCACAGATTGTATCGGTACCCGTATCCGTGACAGTTCCCAGCGTCTGGTCAGACGAGAGATCGTTGCCGCTGCCGAAGATGGTGATCACATCGGCATCCTCCGGGATATCACTGACGCGCTGGTAAAATGCTCGGTTGATATCCTTCCGCCGCATATAACCAGTTCCACTGACACCGAGGTTCACGGTCTTAATGCCTGTCTTTTCGGCGATATAGTCGAAGTAGTGCTTCGTAGTACGGCTATTGCTTTCCGTCAAGCTGTCACCAAGGCACACCCATGTGCGGCCATACCACTTAGGTTTCATGCCGATAAAATAGCCACGAGTCATAGGCTGGATGCCGCAACTCTGCATACCGTTGATGCATGCAACCCGAATAGAAACTGCTCGTGCCGGAGAAGTCACAACCTTATTCTCAATCTTGCGATCAGTATTGCCTGTGTTGTTTTCGCCGCCGACCCGATTTCCGTTCACATCGTAAAATGCATAGAGGCCGTACCCGGCTTTTCCGGCTGCGCTGATGCAGTACGGGGTATACGGTTCCACAGTGATAGGCTCGGACAACCGGTAATTCGTGTTACCAGTCGGCTCTTTCACTATGGCACCTGTTGTCGGATTCAGGAGCATTCCGTTGTTTTCGGTAACTTTGACAGCTTCTCCAATAGCATATTCGTAGTTCTCGTCCACGATCTTGCTTGCCAGATAGTTTTCCAAGCCGGAGATTCTGCTATCGCGTTCTGCCGCCTGTTCTGCTGCTGTGCCGACCAACTCTGCCGAAGGATAGCTGATTCGTGTAACCTTTTTGATTACACCCGTGAAATGGTTGTTCTCCACCCATGCGATACGTACCGTTGCAGCAGTTGCCGGAACAGGAGAAATGCGGTCGTAGTAGGTTCGAATCATATCGGTCTTCTGCTGGAACCCTCCTACCACCTTATCATTCTCATCATAAAAGGCATACAGGTACTTACTCCAGCCGCCGGATACCGTAAATGCATACAATTCACCAGGGCTGACCGGAATCGGCTCGGATACACGGAATGCCGTGTTCTCACTCGACAGTGGCACAACCTCTCCTGCTTTTTCATTGATGCACCGGTTGGCAGTATAGGTGAACTCAACTGCTTCCCCTTCCACGACCGCAGCACTCAGAAGCGTATTCTGCTCCCCGGTTGCCGCTGCAATCAGATCGGCCTTCGCCTTTTCCAGACCAGTCTCCACCGCAACCATCCGGGATTCAGGTTTCTCGTTCAGCTCATTTGTCGGGAAAAGGAAACGAGTCACTTCCTCCACCTTACCCATAAAATTCGAAACCTGAATCCAGGTGATACGCATACTGACCGCCCCAACCGGCGCGATTACGATTCGATTCTCGATTTTACCGGACTTGTTATCCGGCGCGATCTCACCAGCAAGAACATTCTCGTCGCTGTCATAGAAAGCATAGTAGTATTTTTTCCAGCCACTAGATGCAGTGATAATATACACATGGCCTGCCACAACAGGGATCATCTCCGAGGTGTGCCAGTGACTGTCGCTTTCATTCGCCAGCGTACCCACCGTGCCGTTCAGATTGATGAAGGTCCGAATCGTGAAATCAAAGGTCAATTCCTTTGTCTCACGACCAGTCGCCTCATCCAGAAGCTGGGACACGATTGTAGTAAGCCAATCATCCCACAGACCGCGTGTCTTTTCCGCCGAGCGCATTGCTTCGCCTAGTGAGGCATGGGTCGTACCCTGGTTGTCCACGCGGGCATCCAGAATCTCACTGTCAGCGGTCATGCCTCCGGCGATACTGTCCATCCGCTTATTCAGCGTGGTCTTAGCATCGTTCAGTTCCTTACGGCCGGTATTCAAATCAGTTTGGGCCTGTTCGACCTTGCCGGAAAGAGTTTCTGTAGTCTGCTGCAGGCTCTCCTGCATACGGCTTTCCGTTTCTGTGAGCTCCTGACTGATAGCCGTATGCGTATCCGTCAGTTCTTTGCTCATGGCTACATGAGTTTCGGAAAACTCCTTGCTCATGTCTGCCTTAGTCTGTGCAAGATCAGTGTGCATCTGTTGAACATCGGCATCCACATCCAGTTCCAGTTGATGCACCTGCGCCGAATACTCCGCACAGATAGCCCAGTATTCCGCACTGTCCAACAACGTACCCGCCGGGACGGACTTGCGGCTGATATAGCTGTCGCCCGTCTCCGGCTGGTACACGATACTGAGCATCTCGTACTTGCTGTTCTTGCTCCATACGCCGCAATGCTTCGGCACAATGCGGCCGCCTACGAATTCACCCATGATTTCATTCTCCCTTCTGCTTGCTCAAAGGCTTTCCAACGTCTTTTTCGCAAGCAGGGAGGAGGATGAAAATCAGCTTTCAGGAGTACCCCCCCCCGAAAATTTCTTTCATATTATCATTTTTATTCATAATTTTCCTTTCTCAGAGGGCATTTACCTCTGCATCCATAGCGATACACTTCAGACGATACCAGTTGATAATCTGGCTCATATTGTTGGTGTTCGTTCCGGGAATCTTTGGCCACAACACCACTTCATGATCCAGCAGCCCCTTCGGGATGTCCACAAGGAAGTTTGAAACCACCGTCTGAACATTACCCTCGCTCAGAACGTTCTTTCGGAGTGAGGCATACCGGGACTTAATCTTTGCTCTGTAGCAGTTGTACAGGATTCCCATCAGCTTGTGGCTGCCGGCAAACCCTTTGAGCGTCGTAACCGTATCCGGGTTATAGTAGACCTTACCGTTCCAGCAGTTACCGAATGCGGTGTCAAGATCGTACTCGGAGAACGCCCACTTCACGCCATCAAAGGTCATCAGGATATAGTTCTTGTCGAGGTTATCGGTCAGTGCGAACATGGAGGTAATGATAAAGTAGTCCACGGCGCTGTCAAGATCCAGATACGGACTGAGTGCCGACTCCACATCTGCTGCGGTAGTGCCGCTGAAGTTCATAACAGCACGAATCAGGGTATTCACGCTGTCCTTGACCCACTGGGTATTGGATTCGTCCGGCACATACTCCATCTCGAAGTCGGTCTTATCCACCTTAGCTTCCTCAGCAAACTGCGTTCCCTTGGCGTGCGTTTCGGCCGTCAGGATACACTCCTTGGCTCCATCGCTCATACCGAACATCCACTTATCCTTCGGAATGTTCAGCGTGTAGATGCCCTGATACTCGTCGTTGATTGCCACCATGATAGGGAACCCATCAATGGCACCGCCGTTGGGCAGATCATACAGCTTTTCGTTGCGTTTCGGGCGAGTACGCACCGCCTGCCCCCACAGTTTGGCCGCAACGATGTTTCGGCAATGGCTGAAATCGATATAATTGGCTTTCAGGCAGTACTTCTTCTGAGCGCCCCACTTCTCAACGATCGTTCGCTTTTCATCGAAGGTGATGGTGAAGTTCTTCTTATCGTATGCGAGGCTGGAAGCACCTTGCCATTTCAGCGTACAGTTGCCAGTCAGCTCACCGTAGGCGTAGGCCAGCTTGACCTTGTTCTCCTTGCTGATTCCCTTCATGGAGCCGGTCAGTTTCAGGAGAGGCAGGTTGTAGCTTTCATACGGAAACCCGATGTCCTCCTCCGGTTCTTCCTCTTTCTCCTGTGCAAAGGCCAGCATATCTGTCTGACTGAGCTTGCCCTCGACCACATAGACGTGCAGGATATGATCCTCCAGCGTCATTTCCTTGCGGTAGTTGATACGCAGCCGGACATCCATCGAGGCATCCGGCGCAAAGGTCCCAAACGGAGACTTCTGCACATTGAAAGCAAGGCCCATACCATTCTGCTTGACGGCCGCGCCGGTGGTCTTGTCCACCAGCGTCATGTTGTAGTCCACCGTCTTATCGGTATCCCGGACAAGAATGGTGTAGGACTGCCCTGCCTCCAGATGGAAAACCTCGCTGATGTTGGTATAGGTCGTGGTGCTTGCCGTACCAAAGGTACCGTTCAACATGATGCCCGCCGGGTCCGGCATACCAATCGAATTCAAGCGGTAAACTCCCGTACCATCCAAGAATCCCTTATTGCCGAGCATCCGCACAAGATTCTTCTTGCGGACATCATCCTTGACAGCTGCCATCTCGGAAATGACCGCTGCAAGCGTATCGCTCTTGGGATAGGCGTAGAAGTCATCTGCACTCCAATCCTGACCCTCGTACATATAGGCATGGATCAGGTGGTTGCTGAACACAGCGCCGGTAGCATAGATGCCCATTTGGTAGTCGCCTGTCGTATCCGGGATAACCTGTTCAAAGCGCCCGCCGATTGCAGAGGCACCACGGTTCGTACCACCCTGCTGCAAACAGGCACTGGAAGTGGTTCTATAGAAGAACATGGAATAAGGCGCGGGTGGGTCATCGTCCACGATATGCACTGTGTAGGCCTTTCCCTTTTCCAGATGCATCGGCTCGGAGATGCGAAGGATGGTCGCATTCAACTCACTGGACATCAGGCCATTGACAATGATACCCGCTCCATCCAAAACGCCGAGGGCAGTTGCCGTTGCCGACACATCGCCGGCATTGCTGCGAACCACCGAATCAATGGTCTTCACCATATTGTTCATCCGTGCTCGATCAGACACCGTCAAGATATTTTCCAAGCCATTGTGCGTGGAAATCCATCGAGCATCCTCGCGGTCAGACAATACCTGGACCCTCTGGTCTGCATCCACCTTGACCTGCAGGAGTTCAGAATACTCTGCCCACGAGCGCATCTGCTGCTCGGTATAGGCCCCCTCCACCAAATATACACGGATATGCTGCCCGTCAAAAGTCGTAGCCGTATCGCATACGACACGCGCACGGCAGGAGTAGTCCTTATCAGCAGTAAAGGTGTACACATGGCGGTTCTTCGTATTCACGGACACTGTTGCACCATTGATCTGAATGGAGCCGTAGGTCACTTCATCACCGAGGAATACCGTAAGGGCGGGACAATCTTCATCCTCACGCACAAGCAACGTATAGGTTTTTCCGGAAGTCAACGGCACAAGGGTTGTGCAGCGGATGCTGTTCAGAGCCAGAGTACCACCCATATTGCCCACGATCTTCACGGATGCCTGATCGATATCGCTGTCCGCAATCATCTGAATCTTAGCATTTGTCTGCGGATTCGAGTCTCCATAGTTGATCGTTCGGAACAGATTCTTGCTCCGGACATTGTCATGCACAGCGGCCAGACTCGTAAAGCTCCCGTTGAGGTCGTTGAACTCCACAAGGCCACGAACTGTGTCGTAGGCGTAGACTCCTTCCAGAACAAACAGGTGCATCTCGCAATTTGGAAAATTCAAATCCTGGCTGGTATAGATACCCGGACGATAGTAACCGCTTTCATCCGGAGTAAACGTCACCGGGATAATTCCGTGAACACTAAAGCCCTTATTGAGGCCATCCACCTGCATACAGCCACTCTTGCTATTGCCATAGAGATAAACCTCACAAGATGGCATACTTTCATCGCTCCGGACGTACAGCGTATACTTTTTTGTTCTGTCGAGCCAGATGGACTCTCCGAAATACAGGGTATTTCTTCCCTGCTTGGGACCAAGGCTTCCATTGATGACCGTACCGGAGGCAACCCCCGAACTCACAGCCGTTGCACAAACCTGTCCGTCAGAGGCGCTTGCCTGAAAATCGATGGTGCGGATCATGTTGTTCCGGCGCAGCGGATCACTGATACGGTTGAGTGCGTTCAGATTACCAATCAAGCCTTTCGTGGCCGCGGATGCCTCTTTTGCCGGAAGATAGGTGCGGAGTTCGCTCTCCGAATAACGTCCTTCCACCAGATAGACCTGAATCGCACGATTGTCAAACACCGTATCCTGCTGCACCCAGATCCGCAGCTGATGCTTACCGGTCTGATGCGCCGGAATCAAACCACACGGGCTGTGAATGACATTGAATGCACGGGTCGCGCCGTTTTCCATGACATCTTTCCATGTGGTCTCATCCAACAGATAGACGGAGTATTCCAGATCCTTACGCTCATCCAACAGGAAGAGCGTATAGTCCTTCTCTTTATCCAGCATAAACGGGCTGGAAATCTGGACTGCATAGGTTCCAGCAGTCGGTCCCAGTTGTCCGTTCAGCACGGTTGCACCGAGGTTCAACGCACCAACTGGAGTCGATGTCCAAAGGGGTTCATTTTCTTCATTTTTCAGAATCACCTGTTTCATGACAATGAGATTGTTTTTTCTCACTTCATCTCGAACAGAGGCGATTTCTGCTACATTTCCCGACACATCAGCAACTGTAGAAAGCCCAAAGAAATCTCTCTGAGTATACTCGCCCTCCACAACGTACAGGTGAAGTTCATGATTCTCGAATTCACAGTTGGTCGAATAGATGCCTGCACGGAACATACCGCCGTTGTCGAACACAGCCGTTGCAATCTTCGTGTTTGCCGGCGTAAAGCCGCGGTTGATACCGCCAACCTGCAGACAGTTTCCCGTGCCCACCTCATAGAAGTAGATGCCATACCCCACCTTGGGGGTAGTCTCATCAATGAAAACGGTGTATGGCGTGCCCGCTTTGAATGCCATGGGCTCCGTAAAGCGCAGGACACTTACATCATTTTCCCCTTCCTTCAAGGCACCGTTGATGATGACACCAGCCCGGTCGCCATGTCCCAGCGAAACTGCTGTTGCCTTGACATCTCCAGAGGTATTGCTGGCACTGAAGTCCACCGTGTGTACCATATTCGCAGTGCGCATGGCATCACTGACAGCAGCCATCCGGCCAATGTGGTTCACAGCCTCTTCCTGGTCTGCCCGTGCGCTCTCGAAACCGCTGCGGATATGCGCACCCAGATTCTCATGCGTGTTGCCGTCCGCATCCACACGAGCATCCAGAATCTCCGCATCCGAGGTCTTTCCCCCGGCAATGCTGTCCATCCGTTTGTTCAGCGTATCCTTGGCATCCTTCAGTTCCTGCCGGCCGGTGTTCAGGTCGGACTTGGCTTGTTCGACCTTGCCAGTCAACTCCGAACTGGTCTGTTCCAGATTCTCATTGACACGCTGTTCCGTTTCGGACAGCTCCTGACTGATCGCCTTGTGCGTATCATCCAGTTCCTTGCTGATTGCCGTATGGGTCTCCTGGAACTCCTGACTCATGGCATTCTTAACTGCTGTAACATCACTGTGCATCTGCTGGACATCCACGTCCACGTCCTGTTCCAGCTTCCGCATCTGTGCGGAATAATGGGCACACAGCGACCAGTAACTCTCATCTGCCAGCGAGACACCCACAGGCACAGCCTTACGGCTGATATAGCTGTCACCGGTCTCGCCGTCCAGCACGATCATCAAGGGTTCATAGGTCTTCTTCTGGTCCCAGACACCCACATGGTCCGGTACCACTCGCTTGCCAACAAACTCTCCCATTCTAGTTCCTTTCCGGCTTACGCCTCGTTGTATCTCACGATGAGGTGTCCCTCATCGTCCATCTCAAAAATCAGACCCAGCGCATCCCAGCTCTGGAACACCAAATGTCCATCCATATTGATGGACGAGGTGACCATGCCTTCCGCGATATCCTTCGCCACTTTATCAATGGTGCTGGACACAGACCCCTGCGCCAGTCCAAGCTTATCGTCCGAGCGCATCACGAGGTATCCGTCATCGGTGATGAGGAATTCCAGGATGCCCTTGGCGGCAGCATCCAACGCCTGCTTATAGGTCAGCGTGGCGATCTTGCCGTTCTTGACCGCTGCACGAGCCACATTCAGCACCAGACTGAACGAACCGATCACATCTCCCTCATCGGACAGAAGGTAGATGTCAATCGGGAACCTGCCGTATACTTCGGTCATAAAGGATGTGACCGTCAGGATGACCGCACCGTCATCTACGAACACAAGGTCCGGGCGGGTCTCACTGGAATACTGAAACACTGCACCGTCCGGCCGAGTAGCCGAGTAGCTGACGATGGTGTCCTTACTGACCTTATACTCCAGCGAGTTCTGATACAGCCGACACCGCACTTTTCGGGCTTGGTTGTCGTACTGCTTGACCGGGATGTGGGTCGGGATCAGATTCTCTGTGAATGACAGTTCCACGTCCTGAAACACCGTGAACGACTTAGTCACCAGTGCCTCCTGCGCCGGTTCCTCCGCTGTCTGTACCACTGCTTTCGCCTTCCTGTTTGCCATCTTCTTCGCCTCCTCCCTCTGTCGGGGTATCCGGATCGGGCTCAGGCGTTGTCGGCTCATAGCCTACCGTCTGCCAAATTTCTCCGTCCCACAGCTTCAGCCGCAGGGCGGTTGTATCGATCCAGAGTGCATTCGTTTTCGGATTCTTTGGTGCTGCCTCCTGCGCACAGATGGGCGGAGCATACCGCTCATCCAGTTTCGCAAGCAACGTTTCGGACAGCTTATCCGCTGTTCCGTACCGCTCGTCCAGCTTTTTAATCAGCTCTTCTGACAAGGCAGACGCGGTTTTATATCGTTCATCCAACTGTGCAAGCAGCACCTCGGACAGCTTATCTGCCGTACCGTAGCGTGCGTCCAGGCTTTTGATGAGTTCTTCCGACAAGGCGGATGCCGTCTTATACCGCTCATCCAACTGGTCGAGCAGTTCTTCAGTCAGTTCTCCGGCTTTCTTATAGCGTTCATCCAGCTCCTGCAGAGTGTTCTCCAGCAGCAACGCCGTCTTGACCGGGGAATCGTCTTTTTCCCAGCCATAGCCCCATGTTTTTCCGCCGTCCGTGGAAATGAATAATCCCGCTGGGCTGTTTTTCCACGCAAAGGTAGACTTTGCCAGTGACCCGGCATTGAAGGCATACCGCACGGTTTCGCCGTTCACCTCGGTCACGTTCTGGTAGTGCAGACCGAACAGGCCGGCCAGCAGGGTGCCGTCATAGACCATCGACACGGAAATGCCGCCGATCTGCTCACCCATGCTGGTCTCTACACGGAGCGCGGTGTTGTAGGCTTCATTGGCTGTGTTCCGGATGCTGCTCAGTGCCGTGGTCAGTGACGAGTTCCGGCTGCTGACCGTGGAGTTCGATAGCGTGATGCCTTCGTAGCGTTCCAGCAGACAGTCGTATTGTGTTTCGGTCACCTTGGAGCTGACCTCGATGCCGAGCTTGGAAATAAACACATGGACGGTATCGCACAGACTCACCTGCTCCGCTTCCACCACATCCTCATAGTCCGGGGTATTCCAGAGCTGGATAAAGTCGATGTCGATATCCACCTGTGGCTCGGTCAGGCTGGTGTTCTTCAGATAATCCTGTGCAAAGGAGCGCATCATCTCATCCGTGGGCTTATCCTGAAATCCACTGGTGCAATCCAGTACTGTGATCTTCTGGTACGGCACCGACCGCTGCTCCACCAACACCACCTTTTCCGGCAACTCCGTCACCTCGCCGGTCTCGGAATTCTGCCAGTACGGATGTACACCCGTGATTACGCTCTCAATGTTCCTCTCCATCTTGAAGTCGATGAGGTTTTTGCCGTAGACGATATGCACGCCGTGGTCTGCGCCCCGGTGATGATGGAGCTTGACGGTGTATCGGTCCCACTCGTACTCTCCGCCAAAGGTGTCCAGCACCGAGCCGTCGATACCGCCGAGGCAGTTCCGAAAAGAGGACGGCACCGAGAGCCGAAAAGAGGCGCTGGAGGAGATATCCGTCCAGACCTCAAAGGGGCACTCGGATGCCGCGTGGTTTCCCAGCCCCGCCAGCGCACCGGTGCAGCTGGTCGTGGCAAAAGGAGAAACCGTAATGAAGTTTAGCTGATACGAGATGTGCCTTGCCTTGACAGTCAGCTTGCCGTCAATCGGCGTTGCGATTTTGTAGATACGGAACGGCTGCGATCTGCCTGTGTCGGATGGCTTTGCAAGGATGATGTTCCCTTCTTCCAGCTGATCCGCATGGATACCATCTGCTGGGTAGACCATCTCCAGCTCAAAGCTGCCATTGCGCTTTTCCGTCACCACACAGGAATGAGCATCTGCCATCTTGCCGATGCCGTTGTTGTCAAACTTTGTCTCCATGGATGCATACAGACAAGGGATCATCCCGCTCCACCTCCTTCCTCACAGCGTCCACCAGCGCGGAGTCACTTCCACCGCCGTGATTCCGCCCGTCCATGCGATCTGCGTTTTTCCAGCCGGCAGTTCCGGGAAGTCGTCCGAGAGGATGGTTTCATTGCAAAAGCCGCCAGCATTGTAGGCATTGTGCGTCTCGCAGTTCAGCAGGACATAGTCCTTGATGCTGTGGATGGTAATGGATTCATCGCCCACATACAACACACCGCCCGAATCTCCGTAGACCTTGAAGATGGGCTGTGCCGGGAATGCGAATGGGTTCATGAGGTTGCTCCGGCTTTCCAGCCGCACAGTCTTCTGCCCTTCCACGCTCCACCGCTGGGGCTTGCAGTTGAACACCAGATTCATCTTGGCGGCTTTCTGCGCCGTCACATCGAACTCCATCGCTTCCGTACAGACAGCCATTCGGAAGAAATCCGGATCGTAGGTGTCCTGCAGCTTTTGGTAGCCGACCGGAGACAGCAGCCACGACTTGACCGCTGCGGTCTTAGCGGGCAGACCGTTAAAGAAGAACGCTTCATACTTGATATCCACATTCTGATACCGCCGCCGACCCGCTTTGGCATTCTCGCTGATGATGTCTCCGTTTCGGCCGGGAACCGACGTGCTTTCCACATCTACTGCCGGGGAATCATACACACCGGGTCCGGACAAATATAAAAGGAAGTCCTTGCTGGACTTCCCGGCAAAGGACAGATACTGCCGTGCAAACCGGCCCTTCAAATCAAATTGGGATACTGTCTTTTTCTCGGGCAAATAGCCCATACGCATCACCTCTTACTTGTAGACCGAATCGTCCTGGTCGATCATCTCATTGATCTTGTCAGCCACGATCTGTGCCAGTTCGTTATCGTTCCGGGCGTTGTAGCCGTTCACTGTGATGTGAACGCCACCCAGATTCGTGTTCTTTGTCGTTCCGCCGCCGGCCAGAGCAGCCTGCGGAAGATTCCAACCGCTTGTGTTCAGCCGGGGAATATTGATCTCCGGCAGGCTGAAGGAGCAGATTCCCGCCATCCCCTGCTGAACCTTAGAGGCCATAGACCGGATCTGCTTCAGCAGACCGCCCTCGCTGGCCTTGATGCCGCCAGTCAGCAGCTTCATGAAGTCAGGCATATAGGTGTCGGCATCTGCCAGCGGTCCTTCGTCCGGCACCGAGAAGTGCAGGAAACTGCGGATGCCGTTTGCCACGCTCTTGGCGGCATTGCCGACCCACGACACGCCTTTCTTGATGCCTCCAGCGATACCGCTGACCACATCCTTGCCCCAGTTCACCGCCGAGGAAGCCACGTTCTTGACGCCGCTCCAGATGGAGGATGCCACGTTGCCGATGGCAGACGCCGCATTGGAGATGCCATTCTTAATGGCAGTCACACCATTGGAGAACACAGAAGTGACCTTATTCCAGATGTTGGTCACGCCCTCCCGGAAACCATCGCAGTTCTTCCAGAGAGCGGCCAGCCCAAGGCCGACACCGCCGACTGCGGCCACCGCAATACCAGCAGGGCCAGCAAGACCAGCCAGTGCTGTACCTGCCGAGGCAAGCACACCGCCAGCCGAAGAAGCGATACCAGCCAATGCACTGCCTGCACCGGCTGCAAGACCAGACACCGTTGTGCCAACAGAACCGAACAGCCCCGCAATCGCAGAACCGGCCGAGCCAGCGATACCGCCCAGCGTAGAGCCTACGCCGGAGAGTAACCCAGACAGGCTGCTGCCGACACCGCCGAGTTTGGAGAGGACACCGGTCGCTACACTGCCAAGGTTCGACAAGATGCCGGTTCCGCTGCTGCCAAGGCTGCCCAGCCTCGAGATAACACCGGTGATTCCTTGTCCCAGACCACCCATCTTGGAGGTCAGCCCGGAGATCAGGTTTCCGAAGTTTGAGACGATCTGCCCGCCATCGGCGTTTCCAATCTTCGACAGGAAACTCCCCACCTTTGTCAGCAGACCACCGCCGCCATCCGTTCCCAGTGCATTGCCGAGGTTCGTGAGCGTCTCGCCCAAGCTGCCGAAGGTACTCTTCATGGAGCCGAGCTTGTCCACGATTCCGGTGACAGTGCTGACCGTATCACCCACCTTGCTGATGCCCTCGCCCAGTCCTTTCAGAAAATCCGAGTTGAAGGTGTCACCGAGGCTGCGGATCGCGTTGCCCAGAGAACTGGTCTGGTCGCTCAAGTCTCCGATGGAGGTCTTCATGTCGGAGAAGCCCTGCTTCACTTCATCGCTCATGCTGCTGACCGATGTTTTGGTGATCTTTTCAAGGTCACTCCAGACAGACTTAAACTCGCTGGACATGCCTTCCAGACCGTTCATGAGCCCAGTTCGGATGCCGGATGCCAGTCCGCTTGCAGCAGACCGTACTCTGTTGGTGCTGCCAGTGATCGTTGAAGCAAATCCGCTCACCACAGACCTCACCTTATCGCCCATGTCTCCCACGGGCGTGTTCAGGTTGGTTTTCATGGAGCCGGACAGGGTCTTGACTGCCTTGACGACCTTGCCTTGATTCTTCTTGATACCACTCGCCAGCAGCTTCATGAAGTCCGGCATATACTCGTCCGCATCAGACAGAGGGCCAGTGTCAGGCACAGAGAAATGCAGCAGACTTCTGACCTTACTTGCCACATTCTCTGCAGCCCGGACGACCGAGCCAGCCGCCGCACGAACACCGGCCGCCATCTGGGAGCAGATGTCACTGCCCCAGCTGTATGCCGAAGAAGCAATGGAGCTGAGAGAGTTAAAGCTGCTCTTGATGCCGGACACACCGGAAGAAACCGTGGAGCGCAGGTTCGACATTGCGCCGGACACCGCCGACTGCACGCCGGAGAAAGTAGAGCTGGTCGTGGACTTGACTCCGTTCCAGCCCGTGGATACCGTGGACTTCACAGAGTTCACAGCCGAAGTTGCCGTATTACGGATAGTATTCCAACTGGAACTGAGGACCGACTGGATGCTCGACCAACTGCTGCCGGTCAGGCTGCGGAGGTTGTTCCATCCCGCCGTGACGGAACTTTTGACCGCATTGACTGAGCTGGTGGTTGCACTCTTGATGCTGTTCCAGCTCGTATTCAGCACGGTCTGGATGGAATTCCAACTGGACGTTGTCAAACTTCGCAGATTCGTCCACCCGGTCGTGACGGAAGTTTTCACTGCGTTGACCGATGCTGTTGTCGCACTCTTGATGCTGTTCCAGCTCGTGTTCAGTGCCGTTTGGATGGAACTCCAACTGGATGTTGTCAACGTGCGCAGGTTTGTCCATCCATTGGTAACGGAAGTCTTCACTGCGTTCACGGCTGTGGTGCTTGCCGTTTTAATGGAATTCCAGCTTGCCGTCAGGCTCGACTGGATGCTGGACCAGCTGGATACCGTCAGGGAACGAAGCTGTGTCCAGCCGTTCGTCACTGCGGTCTTCACACTGTTCAGGCTGGTTGTCACGGAAGTCGTAATTCCGGTCCATGCCGTAGTGAGGTTGGTCTTGACCGCATTCCATGCCGTAGTGGTATCCGAAGCGATGCCGGACCACGCTGCCGACATGGATGCCTTGATGCTATCGATCTGGGTCGTCACAGACTGTGCCATGCCAGTACAGGCAGTCGATACGGAGGTAGACACACCCGACCATGCGGTCTGGGCTTCCGCCTCCACACCGGACCATGCGTTAGAGGTATCCGTTTTCATCTGGGTGGTAGAGTCACTGGTCTTGCCGGTGATGGCATCCCAGATACCACCAAAGAATCCGGAGATTCCTTCCCATGCGCTGGAGATGCCGGACTTGATACCCTCCCACGCAGTGCTTGCCGTAGACTGGATGCCTTCCCATGCCCCAGACAGCCCGGTGGCCACCGTTTCTACCGCCGAGGTCACGCCGAACTGGATACCGTCCCAAGCTGTAGAGATCGCACCCTTGATGCCATCCCACGCAGATGAGGCAGTTGTCTGGATGCCCGTCCATGCAGTCGAAAGCCCAGAGCCGAGCGTCTCAACCGCGCTGGACACAAAGGAGGAGATTCCCTCCCACGCGCCGGAAATAACACCCGAAATGCCCTCCCACACAGTCGATGCCGCCGACTTGATGTTCTCCCAGGCTGTAGACCAGTCGCCGGAGATCACGCTCATGACCGTCGAGATGACGGCCGAGATTGCATCCATAACCCCGCTGACCACGCCGGAGATTGCCTCCCAGACCGTAGAGAATACCGTCTGCAAGCCGGTCAGGATACCGCCAAGGAAATCCGAGATTCCGGTGAATGTCGACTGTGCGTTCTCGTCCATCTCACCGGTTTTACCCGTGAAGAACGAGACGATGCCGTTCCAGATACCCTCGAAGAAATCCTTGATCCCCGTCCAAACGCCCGTGAAAAATGCCGAGATTCCATTCCAGACGGTAGATGCTGTGGTCTGGATGCCCGTCAGGATGCCGGAGAAGAAATCGCTGATTCCTGTCCAGATCCCCTCAAAGAAGCCCTTGACGCTTTCCCAAACGGTGTTCCAGTCCGTACCGAACCAGCCGAGGAACACATCTGCTACACCCTTCAAGGTGTTCAGCACCGTAGAGAAGATAGACTTGATGCCGTTCCAGATGCCGGAGAAAATGCCCTTGACTGCCTCCCATGCGCCGCTCCAGTTGCCCTGGAACAGGTTGGAGAAAACATCGAACAGACCAATAAGGGTATCGAGGACCGTTCCCAGTACAGTGGACACGACCTGAAAGGCACCCTCGAACACAGGAGCCAACACCTGACAGAATCCATCCCAGACTGCTTTCAGCACCTCGACGATATCCTTGAAGTCAAAGCCGAGGGCATTGAGCCGCTGGGTCAGTTGGTCGCAGAAGCCGCGCACCTTTTCGACGATTCCGTTCCAGATGTTGGTGATGGCGGTGCGGAACTCCTCATTGGTGTTCCAGAGGTGCATGAAGGCAGCGACCAGCGTACCGATGACGGCTACGACCGCCATAACCGGCGCCGAGACCCCACCGAGTGCTGCGCCCAGCTTCCCGAACAGTCCGGTTGCACCGCCCACCCGGGTGGAGAGCAGTCGGATGCCCTTTGCCAGCGAACTGAATCCTCGCAGAGCCGTACCAACTGTCGATATGGTCTTTCCCAGTACAATGAGCAGCGGACCGATGGCCGCAGCCAGAGCCGCCACCTTGAGGATGGTTTCTCTGGTGCTGTCATCCATGCTGTTGAGCTTGTCCACGAATGCCTGCACCGCCGACACGATCTTGCGGATGGTGGGCATCAGGAGGTCGCCAAAAGAAATAGCCAGCTCTTCCAACTGAGATTTCAGAATGGTGAGCTGACCATTTAAGTTGTCCTGCATGGTTTCTGCCATGCTCTCCGCAGAACCGTCACAGTTCTCGATGGCACCACGGAGCTTGTCGATGTCACCTTCGCCGGCATTCATCAGGGCAAGGAAACCGGACATGGCGTTCTTGCCGACCAGCGATTCGGCATTGGCTGCCTTTTCGGATTCGGTCAGACCGGAGAAAGCCACACGGCAGTCCGCAAGGATATCGTTCAGGCTTCTCATGCTGCCATCTGCGTTGCTGGTAGCAATGGTGACCTCGCCGATGTTTTTGCCCGCAAAGGTCACTTCGCCAGCAAGGTTGTTCATGATGGATCGCAGCGAAGTACCTGCCTGTGATGCCTTGATACCGCTGTTTGCCATGAGGCCGATGGCTTCTGCGGTGTCCTCTGCGCTGAAACCCAGCGCACCGGCGATAGGCGCACAGTACTTGAAGGTCTCGCCCATCATGCTGACGTTGGTGTTTGCATTGGACGATGCCGCCGCAAGGATGTCCGCAAAGTGACCGGAATCCGCAGCCGACAGACCAAAGGCGGTCAAGGCATCCGTGACAATATCCGAGGTGGTCGCCAAGTCCTCACCGGATGCAGCAGCAAGGTTCATGATGCCCTCGATACCATCCAGCATATCCCCGGTCTTCCAGCCGGCCATCGCCATGTATTCCATAGCGGAGGCGGCTTCGGAGGCAGAGAACTTGGTCTTGGCACCCATCTCGCGGGCTTTTTCACGCAGGGAATCAAAGTCAGAGCCAGTCGCGCCGGAAATAGCAGCGACCTTGCTCATCTCTTGGTCGAAGTCCGCTGCGGTCTTCACCGCCGCAGTTCCTAAACCAGTGACCGCTGCTGTGACAGGTAAGAATTTCTTGCCCGTCTCCTCGACCTGAGAACCAACCGTCTGGAGTTTCTCACCCACTGCATCGATCTTGGCAAGGGTCACATTGGTGACCGCTGCCTGTTCCTGCAGGGATTTGAGGTTCTGCTCAGTTTCCACGATCTCACGCTGGAGCGCATCGTATTGCTCCTGTGTGATCTTACCGTCTGCAAGCTGCTGGTTGGCCTGCTCCGCCGCCGTCTTTAAGGTGGTGAGCTTCTCCTTAGTGGCTTCGATGGCATCCTTCAGCATCCGCTGCTTCTGGGTGACCGCCTCGGTGTTGGAGGGGTCCAGTTTCAGGAGCTTGTTGACATCCTTCAGCTCAGACTGCGTTGTTTTGATGGTTTTATTGACGCTTTCCAGTGCCTTGGAAAGTTTTGTAGTATCGCCGCCGATCTCAACGGTAATGCCTGCGATTCTGGATGCCATGCGGATAACCACCTCCTCCGGGGCAAAAGTAAAGGCCCATCCGCGCAAGGCGAATAGGCCGAAATTGGGTATAAAAATACCCCGTCAGATTTCTCCAACGGGGTACTCGATTAATTTACTTTTCTGGAAAAAGGATACTCATATAGTCTCTGCCACCGTAAATTACACGGTCAACATAAACTATGTCATTCGGTTTCAAACGGTAAAATGCAAGATAGTTTTTGAAAACAACATAGCGATAGCCGCTGTTGAGTCCATTTTCAAATTCCAATTTTGATCCAGACTCAGGAAAGGAAGCGATTCCGTCCACCCGATCCATAATACCATCTACAGTATTCTGAGCAGCACTTGGGTTACAGAGTTCGACTTCGATATAATCCCATATCTCGTCAAGGTCTTTTAATGCTCTCGGAGAATACTCTATTTTACTTTGCATTTGCACGGGCCCTGAAGTGATTTCTTACATCTTCCGAAGAAATCCATCCTTCTTCCTCTCCTGATCGTCTGCCCTCAGCCAACTCGCACATCAGGCGAAGCTGTGCATTCATCCGATCATACTTCTCTGCCTTTTCTCTCTGTTCTTCCTGCTCATCAATGTTCATGACTGTATAGCAGCCACGTCCGTTTTTCGTCAGGTATAAAGGCTTTCCAACCTGAACCGTTTCGAGAACAGTCGCATAGTTTCTCAAATCAGAGATTGGTTTGATGTTAGGCATAATAAAGCCCCCTTTCTCGGTTCCTATCTTTATTATACCTCCTGTCAGTGTCAAATTCAACACCTAATTTGGTGCTAAATTTTACAATTCCGTCTTAGAAAACATCCATATCATGTTGCGATGCCAGCTCTCGATACGGATACTCATCGTTCTGCCGCTCTGTGAACATATCATTGACCAACCCGATGGTCAGCAAGTCGAGGTCGGCTATGCTGATACCGAGCTGAACACAGCGCAGCATGAAGAGCGGGGTGGTCATTACCCGCTCACTTTTGCGAGGTTTTTTCTTGCCTCTACCTCCGTCTGGACATTCAGACCCCACAGTTCGATCAGCTGAGGCAGAATCTGGTAGATAGAGAAGGTATTGAAGTTTTCCAGCCACTCATCCGGGGTGTCCGGCACCTGGTCCGGATGGGCGTGCTTCGCCATAATATAGGCGATATTCTCGAACATCTCCAGACTAAACAGGTCAAGGCTGGAGCTTTCCTCATCGTTATCCCCCACGCTCTTTTCCAGAGAACGCAGGTCTTTGTAGATATCCCGGCCGAACTTAATGCGATACAGCCTCGGCACGGCTGCGCTGGCGCGGAAATCAACCTGCTGTCCATCGATCTCGATTTTCTTCGTAATAGCCATAAGTCAAATCCTCCATTTCATGTAGAAAGGGCAGAGCCTCCGCCCTGCCCTCAGTTCGTGTCGCGCTTACTCTGCCGGGTCGATACTGACCAGTGCATTGCTGCCGCTGACGGTGGGCAGCTTGCCATCCCATTTCTGGATCTTCTGGTACTCGATCAGAGGTTCCGACAGGCTCTCTGCAATCTTGCGGTTCGCTTCGGCCTGTGCATCCGCAGCAATGGAAGTCTTCTGTGCCTCTGCCTCGGCGTTGGTGATCGCCACTTGCTTGTCGGCTTCTGCCTTTGCAATGGCGGCCTCGTTCTCGATTTTCTGCTTGTCAGCGTTCTGCTGGGCAATGGACTTCTGCTGGATGGCAGTGTTGTATGCCTCTTCAAAATCCATGTTGTTGATGACCACCTTATTGATGAACACAGCACCCTCGCCATACTTCTGGTTCAGGGACTCTGCCAGCTTCTGCTGGGCCAGAGGCTCGATCTTTGTGCGGTTGGTCACTTCATTGGGGCCAAGCTCGGCCATGGCGGACTTGATGGCAGATGCCACCAACTCGTCACCAACCAGATTCTTGGTGTCAGACACATTTGCGTACAACCATGCGCTCCTTTCGGGAAGCACCTGATAGGTCACGATCACATCTGCGGCATACACAGGAGTCTTGTCGGAGGCTTCGCCCCAGATCTGTGCCTCGATGTGCTTGTCCTGCTGCTTGTTGGACACGGTATGGATGCTCTGGACAAACGGAATGGTGAAGTTGAGCTTGCCGCTCTGGATGGTGGCCTCCTGAATCTGGCCGAAGCTGGTCTTCACGCCCGTGTAGCCGGTTGGGACGATGGTCACCGACTGGAACAGCAGGAAGGCCACGAAGATGACAGTGAACAGGGAAAATACACGATGCTTTTTCATATTGAAAATCTCCTTACACAATAATGTAGGAAGCAGAGCCGAAGCCCTGCCTCGGTTTATCAGCCCTGAGGATCAGTCTCCTCAGTCACCACACTGGATGCCTCTGCCTGCGGCTCATAGACCTTCTCGTACCACTTGTTGTAGACATCGTCGCTGGTGTTGGTGCCGGTCTTAGCCTTGACATAACCGTTTGCCAGCGGGGTCGCCTGCAGGGTCAGGGTGTCGGTCTTGACCTCCTTGCTGTCCTCGTTGGTGTCACCTTCGATGGACGGACGGCTCGCCACGCAGTTGTACATGACATGACGGATATGCCGCTGGTCGCCATCAAACTCAAACAGGAATGCGAAGTGCTCCAGCTCGGCATTGGCGTTTTCCGCCAGAACGCCGTTTCCATCCAGTTCCTCGTGCATAATGTCCGTGAGGAAGGACTCCGGAATCAGGGCGATTTCCAGATCACCCTCATAGCCGGAGTTGTTATTCACGACATAGTAGGCGATATTGTCCGCATAGAACGGCTCAATATCACCATTGGCATCCAGGGACAGACTGACCGCACCGGGGATGCGTACCGGGGTATCGTAGGTGACGCCGCCGTCCTCGTCAAAGGTCGCCTTGGCGTAATGGCAGTTTTTCAGGCCATACTTGACCTTGTTGCTTTTCTTGCCCATTGCTTTCTCCTCTCGTGAAAAAAGCCCTGTGGCTGACTCAGACGGTCAGCTCATACAGGACTTCATACATCTTCTCCGTCTCGATCCAAACCTCGCTCTTTTCATAAAAGAGTTCATGTTCGGTCAGGACTTCTTCGATTGCTGCCTCTGTATCCGGATCTTTGTAATCGGTGTATACCTCGATAGCCAGCCGATTGAAATGGTGGTACACGAGGTTGTCTGCGCCGAAGTTTTTCGCTCTCGGGTACAGGAAACAGATGAACGGTGGGTCGGGGCTCTCCCCTTCTGCGAAATGGTCATACGCATAGGGTAGTCCCATTTCTTCCACCATTGCCTTGACTTCTGCGTGGGTCATAGTGCCTCCTATCCCAGTGCCTTCTTGATAAGGGACTGAAGCAGATCTACGCCCTCCTGCTCGGCAGGAGCAATGTGCGGTCTTGCCGCCACACGCCCACCGCCGCGCTTGGCGTGCCCATTTTCCAAAAGGTGCGCCAATTGGTATCGGTCCTTGGAATGGACGACCATCTGGAGGCTCTGGCTGGATTCTTCCTGTTTTGTTGCCACCCAACTGGATTTATACCGACCTGTCCGAGACGGTGCGCCTGTCTCGATTTGTTCCTTGACCGTCTTGGCCGACTTTCGAACAGCCCGTTTGACCTCGAAGGATGCCAGCTTTGCATATTCCTGCAAGCCTTCATTGATGGCTTCTGCCATCCCGTCAATGCTCACGGTCTTGCTCATTTCTGCCTCCGTTCCAGCCTGCAATGCAGCTTTGTGGTTTTCTTATTGTAGTTCATGGGGTCAACTGACGTTATGTCATAAAGCTCACCACGAAACAGTACCCGGAACCCGGTGGAGGTCAATTTATTGACCTCACTGCACCATCGCACCGTGAACACCACGCTTTTCTGCTCGGCTGTGACTTCACCTTCATCCTCCTGCGCCTCATAGGTCGAAGCGTAGGCGAAGCAGGTGTAATAATCCACCCATGCGTTCCGATGATTTCCGACCTTATCGGTCATGTGCTTGCTCTGCTGGATCGTGATCCTCTCGTTCAGCTTATCGATCATCAGAACACCCCCTCCCTCACAGCGAACAGAATGGAACGAAGCGTCAGCATCAACTGCTTATGGTCCGCTTCGTCCCGGTGTTCGTACAAATAGCCCAGCGCATATAGAATTGCCACACGGCAAGTGCTGCGGAGGGCTTCCAATTCCCTCGTTGGTGTGACCCCGTTCTCGGCATCCCGGTCAGCGGCATTGACTGCCTCCCACTGGTCGTCCGTGAGCCGGCCCACATCCTTGCACATCTGCTCGGCCGAGGAAAGCAGGATACCGATCAGGGCATCTTCATCCCCGCTGTCCACGCGCAGATAGGTCTTCGCTTCAAAAAGCGGGATCAGAGCCATGATCGGTCATCCCCTCTCTTATCAGCCGCCGGCAGCCATCTGGAGGAGCTGCACGGACTCAGGCAGGATCAGCTTGCCATCGACACGCTGGGTGGTCAGGAAGCCGACCTGATCCGTGCGGGCATACAGCTCGTTCAGGCGACGGAAAGTGCGGTTCTGGCGGTCAGCCACCCAGTAGTAGCTGTAGTCACCAAAGGCCATGACCTTGTTGCCGCCCTTGATCTCCGGCATAAAGGCGGAGGTCTTCAGAGGACGGTTCAGCAGAGTATCGGGCTTGCCGATCTCCAGACCCGGCTTCCAGATATAGTTGCCGTTGTTGTCCTTGATGGTCATCAGCTGCAGCACCAGTGCCTCGTTGCAGAGGAACTGCGCCTTCTTGCGGTAAGGAGCCTTCAGCGCATAGTACAGCTTGAAAATCTCATCAAAGGTGACTGCATCCTGCTTAGCAGCCTTGACACCGACCTTTGCGCCACCGGTCTCAGCCAGCAGACCCAGAGGCTTACCAACACCGTCACCGGTGATGAAGGCACGCTCCTCCGCATTGCCCATACGCACACCGAACCGGCGTGCAATATAGGTGGCGAGGTCAAAGGCGGAATCGTTCAGCAGCTCGTTGGAGATCTTGATCATGGTACCCAGCTTATAGGCGGACAGCATGGTCTGGCCGAAGGTCGCATCGCTTTCGGGGATCTCCTCGCCCTCATCGATCCAGCTTGCCTCGCCGGTATCCTCTGCGATAGGGATCTTGCGGGTGCCGGAGCTGGTACGGATGACAGTCGCCATGCCACGGAAGATGTTGTTCTCTTCCAGTGCCTCCACCAACTTCTTCTCGAACTCATCGGGAACGGTAAAGCCGCCCTCGGTGTCCTCGCCCACAGACAGAGCGTTGCGGACCTCACCGTAATGACCACGGTTGCGGATCATGTTCCAGAAGTTCTCGGCGTACTCGGCAGTAGCAGTCGGCTTCACATCCTTCTTGCTGCCGTTCTTGGGATCGGCATGGACGGGGTTGGAAGTGGGCGCAGACAGCTGTGCCTCGATCTGTGCCTGCTGTTCCAGCCGCTCGATCTCAGCACCCAGGTCCTTGACCTCCTGTGCCATCTTGTTGTACTGCTCCACAGCCTCGGCCTTGACCAGACCGTTATCGCCGCGGTTCTTTTCCAGGAAAGCCTTGGTCTGCTCCCAGAGGGTATTGCGCTTGGTGCGCAGTTCCAGAATCTTACTCATAGTGTTGTACCTCCATGAATTTCGTGTTTTCGGCATGAAAAAAGCCGGGGCGCATCATTTCATGCACTCCAGCTGTTTCATCAGGACATTGTAGGAATAATCCCCTGCCTCGGTCTTGCCGTCCATGTCAAGGACAGGACCAGCTTCCGCAGGGGGATCACTGGGCGGTTCCGTTTGAGCCGCAGGGGTATTAGGCTTGACTCCCAGACGATTCAGGACGATTAGATCCATCTGACGGCTGGAGAAAAGGTGCCCTGCCGCATCCTGCTGGAACGGCTTCTTTTCTTCGCCCTCGCCCGGTTCCTCATCGGGAGTCTGTTCCGGTTCATCGGATGCTTTCTGCTTTGCTTCAAAGAGCACCTCATCCGCAAAGCCCAGCTCGACCGCTTTCTTGGCATTCATCCACGTCTCATTGCTCATGAGGTTTGCAATGCGGGCATGGGACAGGCCACTCTTGGATGCGTAGGCGTTGATGATGCTCTCCTTGACCTCGTTCAACACCTCGATAGCTTTCTCCATATCCTTGGTGTTCCCCATCGCAACGGTACTGGGGTCATGGATCATCAGCATAGCAACCGGGCTCATCTGGACGGTATCTCCGGCCATCGCCACAACGGATGCCGCAGATGCAGCAATCGCATCGATCTTGACCGTGATGCTGCCCTTGTAGTCCTTGAGCATGGTATAGATCTCGGCAGCAGCAAACACATTACCGCCCGGACTGTTGATCCAGACGGTCACATCACCCTCACCGGCATTCAGCTCATCCCGGAACATCTGCGGTGTAATTTCATCACCCCAGAAAGATTCCTCGTCGATGGGGCCTTCCAGCCGGAGGGTTCTGGTCTCGTCACTGTCCTTGATCCAGTTCCAGAACTTTTTCATCTACTTCTCCTTCCACTTTTCTTCGGCATACTCTCACTCTGCCGGTTATCGCTGTCAGGGTTTTCTTCCTCTGGCTGTGTCTGCTGAGGCTGATTCTGCTGGGCAGCGGCAGCCTTGTTCTGCTGCGCCAGTCCTGCGTCTTTCAACTTCACATAGCCGCCGTTCAGGTAGTAGTCGTCACCGCCCTGGTCAGCCGGGATCAGATCCATGTTTTCCAGACGATGGATATCGTTGGGAGACAGAAAACCGTTGCTGATGCCGGTGGCATAGCCATTCATCCGGCTCTGGTAGTCGCCGCGCAGCAGACCGTCCACATTGAACTTTGGAAAGTAGGTATCCTGCTCTTCCTCCAGCAGCAGATCCTTGATGATGCCCTGCTCAATGCGAACGAGCCACGGAGTCAGGGAATGCATCACGAAGTTCAGCGACTGGTATTCGATGTTGGAGAAGGTCGCATGGGACAGATCCGCTACCAGATGCGGCGGCACACGAAAGATACGGCAGATTTCCGTCACAGAGAACTGCTTGGATTCAAGGAACTGACTGTCCTCCGGCGGCAGCGACACAGGCTTGTAGGTCATGCCCTCTTCGAGAACAGCCACCCGATGCGCATTTGCCGCACCGCCATAGGCTGCTTCCCAGTTATCCCGGACCCGGTTGGGGTCCTTGATGATGCCGGGATGTTCCAGAACACCGCTCGGCTGGGCTCCGTTTTTGAAGAAAGCCGAACCGTACTTGTCCACTGCAATGGAAGTGCCGAGGCTGTTCTTCATCATGGCAATCGGCGAGAAACCAATCAGGCCATTGAAGCCCAGACCCGGAACATGGAAAATCTCATCCCTGCGGAAGTAGATATCCTTGTTCTGCTCTCCCGGCACTTCATCGGTGTAAGCGTGGTAGATATAATAGAGTTCGCCGCTTTCGTCCCGGTCCACTTCGACGTTTTCCGGCAGAAGCGGGTACAGACCAAGAATCGTATTCTTGCCGTCCCGGACGATCTGTGCGTAGGCGTTGCCCCACAGCAGCAGATGGGTCATCAGAGTTTCCCAGAACACAAAAGCGGTCATTTCCGGATTCGGCTGCCGGTACAGAATCTTGTACAGCGGATGGTCCCGCGCTTTTTCCTTGTTGCCGTTGTCATCCGTCACCCGGTACAGGTGCAGCGGCAGTGCTGCAATTGACTCTGCCAGCAGACGGACACAGGCATACACGGTCGGGATCTGCATGGCGGCCTTTTCATCCACCTGTTCCCCGGCATTGGATCGGCCAAACACAAAGGTCTGCCCGGAATCACGGACATTGTCCGTAACCTGGGGCAGACCTTCTTTCGGTGATGGGGTTTCAGGTTGGGGAGAGTCTCTTGGGTTTTCAAAACCCAGCCATTCCCAGAATGTCATCAGGCGTTATCCCCCTTCTCCAGCTCCGGCAGACCGGCCAGGCTGGTTCCGAGGGAGGCCACGCCAGCCACAATCGCTGCGCTGCCTACCGCCATCCAGTCCACCGTGCCGCTGGGCATCTGTGTCACGACCAGTGCTGCACCGGTCTGGAACATGGTCTTTGCGGCGCGGATACTTGCTGCGCGCCACCAGCCTGCACTCATCAGATACTTCATATTCTTATCCTCCATGCTTTTGTGTATCAAAAAACGATCATGTCACGTTCATCGTAGATGCTGCCCTGCTGCTGTCCTTCATTTCGGATGCAGCGGTCTAGTGCCATGATCGCAGCGACGATACCGTCAATTTTCTCCGGCGACTTTGCCTTGGTAGGCTTGATATTGCCGGCCGGATCAGTGTCCACGACCACATTGCCAGCCATCCATGCCATGATGGGGTTGCCGCCGTGAACGATACGTCCTTCCATCAGGAGCTTATAGAACTCCTTGGTGGGCGGGCTCATATCCTTAAATCCTTGTCCGAAAGGTACGACCGTGAATCCCATCCCCTCTAGGTTCTGGGTCATCTGCACCGCTCCCCATCGGTCAAAGGCGATTTCCAAAATATGATAAGTCTTGCCCAGTTCTTCGATGACTTTTTCGATGAACCCGTAATGGATGACATTGCCCTCGGTCGCCATCAGGTAGCCCTGCTGGAACCAAATGTCATAGGGCACAGATGCCCTGCGCACACGCTGGGGAATCGTATCCTCCGGAATCCAGAAGAACGGTAGCATGATGTACTTTTCCTCCGGGGTTCTGGGCGGGAACATCAGCACAAAAGCCGTGATGTCACCGGTGCTGGACAAGTCCAGTCCACCGTAGCAGTCACGGCCTTTGAGAGCTTCCATATCGATTGGTTGGTTGCCGAGGTCATAGATGTGTTCCGGGATAAATCGGGTCAGTGAGGACACCCACATATTCAAACGGAGCTGCTTGAACACATTCTCCTCTGCGGGATTATCCAGCGCCTCCTGAAACGCATCCCTGACACGCTGGATCTGGATGGTCTGTCCCAGTGAGGGATTGGCTTTGTACCAGTTGGCTTCATCATGCCAGTCATCTTCATCGGTCAGTCCATAGACCACCGGATAGAATGTGTGGTCTATCTTGCGACCGGCAAGAAGGTCAAGGGCTTTCATGTGCAACTCATAGCAGATGCTCTCCTTGTCCGTACCGGCCGTGGTGATCAGGAAGAACAGCGGCTGTTCACGGGCATCACCGGAACCTTTGGTCAGAACGTCGTAGAGCTTGCGGTTGGGCTGGGCATGGACCTCATCCAGCACAAGCCCTGACACGTTCAGGCCATGCTTCGTACCGACTTCCGCCGACAACACCTGATAGAATCCAGCGTTGCTGTAGTTCACGATGCGCTTGGTCGCTGCCATGATCTTGCAGCGTTTCATGAGAGCCGGGGTCATCTGCACCATCTGATTGGCGACATCAAAGACAATGGATGCCTGCTGGCGGTCTGCCGCAGCACCATAGACTTCGGCAGAGGGTTCGTTATCAGCAAAAAGCAGATACAGTGCTACCGCAGCGGCAAGCTCGGACTTGCCGTTCTTCTTGCCGATTTCGACATACGCCGTGCGGAACTGACGGTTGCCGCGCTCATCCACAATGCCAAACACATCCCGGATGATCTGCTCCTGCCAAGGGAGCAGCCAGAACCGCTTGCCGGCCCACTTGCCTTTGGTGTGCCGGAGGTTCTCGATGAAGGTCACAGCCCGGTCAGCTTTAGCGGCATCATAGTGGCAGGTCGGCAACATGAACCGGCTGGGCTTGTAATCTTTCAGTTTCGGATAGTTTTTAGGTCTTGTCTCTGCCATTATCCGTCACCCCCCCCCAGCAGGCTTTCCATCTCATCAGCGGCATTCGCAGGTTCGCCGTCCGATGCAATGATCCGGCTTCGGGAAGAAGGTGTCAGACCGAACTGTTCAGCAAACCGGTTCATGATTTTCAGATAGGTCTGGGCAATGGACACCTGCGGCACTTGCTGCCAGTAGCCAGAGGGTGTTTTGACGATGGTGCCGTGCTGGGTGATGAACTCCTCCGCCTCTTTCCATCTGGCGTATGCTTGGCAATAGCCCGCGAACGCCGCCATATCAACTTCGGTCAGGATGCCGATGGCTTCCATCTGCTTGGCAAGCCGCCGCCATTCTTTTTTTGCTTCCGGCTCCAGCCATTTCGGACACGCCGGTGCTTTCTTCGTGGGCTTCGGTTCGCTGGTGTTCAGCGGATGCTTGCCCGGATTGCCTTCCAGCTCTTTCATGGCGGTCGGCTTCGGTTTTCTGCCTCTGGTAGCCATTGGCTCCCCCTCCTCTCCTCAAAAAATGGGCAAAAGAAAAAGGACCTCCGAAGAAGTCCTTTGTATATCAAACACGGTGGATACGAGACACAGCCCCCTGCGGGGCGTGTGTCCTTTGTGAGTTATGCGTTGGGGTTGGCTTCTTTCCAGGCCTCGTACTCATCGACCAGCTCTGCCTCCTCGATGACCTGCCAGACCGCGCAGAATCGGATGCGCTGGTGGGCGATGTCCTCGGCTGTCCAGCTTTCCGGCTCGTGGCTCATGTCGTGGTAGGCGTCCATCTCGGCTTTCGTCCGCTGGAAAAGGATGTCTTTGAGCCGCAGACTTTCGGCGTTGTTCCGCAGGGTGTATCGCTTGTCGTCTGCCGCCCTGCAAAGCTTGCCAAGGTCATCGCAGTTGATACTCATGTCCTGCTTGAATTTGATCTCGATGCCGGTCAGCTCTCGCTCGGTGGCAGCCGCCTGAATGCTGGCAAGGTAGGTTTTGGCTTTCTTCATCATGGTTCGTTTCCTCCGTGTGTTTTGTTTTCCGTAGGGCTTCTCCCCTTCGGTGTGACTGTATATTACCGTCACGGGGGAGGTATATCAAGCGGCTATGCTGCACGATCATTCGCCCACAGGCTTGTTGGATTTATGTGTATATCTGCACCCGGAGGATTCACCGCAACGAGCAAAAGCCCCCCGCAGGGAGCCCCCGCCCATATCTCAGTGTGCGTTCCGGATGCACCATTCGATGGCGTGTCCGGCATCCGAGAAGACCTCATCCGAAATCTTCAGCAGTTCCAGCCGGCACTCGATCGATGAAAGCCCTTCCTTGGGGTCCTCAGCGAATCCGTAAACCGCAGCCTCCACGCTGCCCTTCCAGTTCGTTTTGGCAACCAGAACCCGGTCGCCAAACTGCAGGATGCTGTCGTTGCAGGGACTGAGCAGGTCGTAGTAGCTCTCGATGCTGATGCTGTGTTCCGGGAAGTTGTTCAGATGCTTCTTCATGGTGAAATCCTCCGTGTTTTTTCATTCCGTAGGGTCTTCCCCTTTCGGTATGCACATATTACCGTCATGTGGGGAGGATAGCAAGCGGCTATACTGCACGATCATCCGCCCGGAATACCGGGCAGAATGTACATCACTCTCCGTCCTCGGCATCCTGTTCAATGAATTCCCGGATTACTTCATAAAAGAGCTGGGGGTCGTATTCCAGCGGCTCACGACCTTGAGAAAAATCAATTTCAATCTGGTCCTTGACCATCTCCTTGGCAGCTTCCAGCGTGAAGCCAGCCTTATCCTCGTCATTCATATTGTTGTAGATGTCCACGATAAGGTCCATGGCTTTTTCATCGTTCATACTCATTCCTCCGTTGCCCCACCACCTCGCCACACAGCCCCTGTGTGGGGCTTGTGCGGTTTGGTTGGGGGAGTTTGTTGGCTTGCATCTGCGCCCCCCTTTGTGGGGGCTGTGTCGGGCTTACTTCTCCGCCTTGCCCAGAAGGTAGGCTTCCTCCATGGCTTTCTGGATGCCCCAGACGGGAACCTCGATGAAATCCTCGCTGTCGCAGCCGCGCGCTTCAAGGTCGCCTCGGCTTTCCACCTCCACCATCAGGCGCTTTGCGATGTCCAGCAGGGCTTTCTGCTGCTTCTTGGTCAGGGTCTGCTTTTTCATGTCTATGTACCTCGCTTTCGTTTTTGTGACTGTATATTACCGTCACGTCTCACAGATAGCAAGGCCGCAGATCACACGATCATTCACGCCAGGATCGGTGTATATTTGAGAGTCCAGGCACAGGAAAAGGGGCCGCCCTTTCAGGCAAGCCCCCGCCGTTTTCTGCTCAGTAGTCTTCTTCCTCATCGTAGTCATCTTCGCAGTCGTCGTAGTCCTCTTCCTCATCGCAGCTGTCGTCCCAGTCTTCCGCCATATCGCGGTAATCCCACATATCCTTGGTGGGCTGGCTGCGAAGGTCGGGGTTCTGCTTGATGTAGTCGGCAACCGCACCCTCAAGGGTATCCAGAACCTTTTCGTAGGCATCCTCGCTGAAGATCTCCCAAAGGGCTACGGTCAGGCTGCTGATTTCTGCGTTGCCCTTGGCGATCAGGAACCGGGCCGCGGGGTTGCAGGTTTCTTTGCCGTAGCCCTGGTTGACCATGTCGCCGTCGTTGAAGAATCGGTACCCGATCCGTGCGGTGGCTCTGACCAGTTCTCCGGCGAGGCTATCCGCCTTGCCACTCGTGGGAACCAGTTCCTCGAAAAGCTTATTGATGCGGTTTTCATTCTTCGTCATTTTTGTATCCTCCAGCGTGTTTTTTGTGTTTTCCGTGGGGTTTTCCCTTTCGGTATGCACATATTACCGTCACTTTCGTACACTATCAAGCGGCTATGATACACGATCATTCGCCCCTGGATTTGTGTACATTCGGGCGGTATGACATTGGATGGACACGAGCAAAAGGCCGGTTTCCCAGCCCCTTGCCCCTATCCGTCCGGTTTACTTGCGGATTTCGAGGTAGCTTGTATTGCCCCAGCAATCCGTGGTCTTGAACCGCACCCTCTGCTCGGTTTCCCGGTCGAAGGCAACCTTCCTCAGAAGTTTCATCTTCTGGATGCGCCGCAGAAGGTCTGCTGCGTTCTCGGCATCTTCGATGGCATCCTGGATCTCGACCACCGAGCAGTCGGTGCCGTACCAAAGGTTGCTGAGTGCCTCCGGAATGCCGTTGGCAGTGAAAAGTCGGATGTTCGTGTAGGTCATGGTGTTTATCTCCCTTCGTTTTTGTGACTGTATATTACCGTCACTCAGGGGTGATAGCAAGCGGCTAATGTACACGATCATCTAGCCCAGCACTCCGGAAAATGTGTCACTTTGCGCCGTCGTGGTATTCCTCGATATACTGCCTTCCGTCCGGTTCGGTGACCACCGCAGGGTAGCGCACACGGCTGCCGTGCCGGGTCAGGAGCTCGGCGGCAAGGTCTGCAAGTTCTCCGAGGATCTCCATGTTCCATTGGAGGTCGTCATCCTCCGCCATGACCTTGCAGAATTCATACGCAGCGTTGTAGATCTCATCGTTGCGGGCACTCTGGGCATCCGAAAGCTCCAGTTCCTCGTCCGTTTCCGGCGCCGTGGATTTCGGGCACTCTGCCCAGCGCCCTTCGTAGGTCTCGCCAGCCTCACAGCCGTCGGCGTCGTATTCGTTGACCCGAACCCACCGGTTCGACTGGAACACTCGCTCGGTGATGCCGTTCTTCCGGATGCTGAGCATCACCTTCTCCCCATTTTCATTGACACCCCACAGGGCGTCCGGGTAATCCCCGAACTCCTGAATCATCTGGCGGCGAGTGGCAAGGTCGCCAAAATTGGCGGCCAATACATTGAGCCGGATCGTGTCCAGCTTCTTGTCCAGTTCCATTTTCATGTTCGTTCTCCCCTTTCTCAGAATTCCAAGGTCTCCAGAACCTCGTCCGTGCCTGTCTCCCAGTCGTGGCGGGTCAGGCGGATTCGGCTGTACATCTCGGCGCTGTCCGGCTCATCGAAAAGCCGGAAGCATTCTCTGGCAACCCCCTCATCGGTGTACTGCTGGGTCTCGTCGGGCTGGCCGTCCAGCCGGGTGAAGGTGATCTCGTAGGTGTAGCGTTCCATGTTTTTCCTTCCTTTCCGTTTCGGTATGTGCATATTACCGTCGTTTCGGCATAATAGCAAGGCCATAAAACGTCATATTATCGACGATCATCAGCTCATATCTTTGGTAGATCTATGTCGATAAATGGCCTTGATAAATATGTGTTTTAGAGCGAATATACAGACACCGAAAGGAAAACACACACGGAAAACGGAGGCAGCCACCATGAAAAAGACCATCAGCGAGATTGAAAGCATCATCGAGGACCGCATTGCAGAGCTTGAAGAAGAATACGAGCTGGACATTTTCGACCGCAACGACATTCGGGAAGAAGAATACCGCAAGGGCGGTTGGAAACACGACCCCTTCCCCGAAGAACTGGAGGAGGAAGAGGACGAGGAAGAAGAATGGCATTACATGAGCCTTGAGCAGCAGCTCTACGAAGTCGGCATGAGCATGCGGGATTTCCTTTAAGGGAATCCGCCAAGGAACCCCCAGCAAAGGCTGGGGCTGTTCCTCGTTGTCCCCGTTTTCCGTTGACCATATACACAGTTCTGTTTCCGTAAGATTGTGGAAGATCCTGCTCTTTCCCGGCTTGCTATTCTTGCAAACCAGAGCTAATATACAGTAAACTGGGAAAGGGTTCTCGACGATCCGAGGCCCCCACCAGCCCACAAGCCAGCCCCTCCTGCCTTGGCAGAAGGGGCCGTTTTCTTTATTCGGGCTGTGTGCCGTCGCTGGTTTGGATGGCTGCGAGTCCCGATGCGGTGCGAACGAAAAGTTCCGGATTCCAGAACCGTTTCCTGAACCTGTCCATGAGTTCCGGCGACAAGTCCGTGAAGTCTTCCTCACCCACCCCGCAGAGGAAGAAGCTACCTCGGATCGGCTGTTTCAGTTCCCGGATATACCGGCTGAACAGCTTATCCGTAAACAGTCCGTTGTCATCCGTGACCAGGGCGACCGGTTCCGGCCACGGGTATGTCGCCGTGATGCAGTCGCAGTCCAGCACCTTATAGTATTCTTCCAGCGTGGGCTGGATATCGATCTCCTTCGGATGTTCCATCGGCTCGACCAAAAGCACCTTCATTCGACCCACCCCGCTTTCACGATTGCCCAGTCGGTCAGCGGTGTTGCTTCTCCAAGAAAGTCTTCCATCGCTTCGACCGTACCGCAGGTGTTGCACACCATGATCTCTGCGTAGCGGCTGAGGGCTTGCTGCTGGTGGTCGTAACAGTCCGGCTCAGCGCCGCACCGTGGGCAACGTGGGCCCGCCTGTCGCGCCTTACCGAGGTGGTCGAGCGATTCCTTTACCTCGGTCTCGGACGCCACACGGTGGCAACTGTCCGCACCGTAGGCAACGTTCAGGCTGCCGCCTGTATCCCAGGAAACCATCACATTGCCGGCATCGTCCACACCACGGCAGGTTCCCTGCGTGCCCAAGGCCGGTGCCTGGGCATCTTCCATTCGGTCCAGCACCACACGGCAGCCGACCGGGAACTGTGTCCGCAGAGTTTCTACGGTCTTTCTATCCGGAAATCTCATCCCTGCACCTCCTTGATCATCTTCTCCGCGAGTTTCTTGTTGTTGGTACACTTCTTCAGTGCGCCCTCCAAGATGTGCATCGGGAAATGAAATGCCTTATAGCCATCGTGAAGGACTCGATAGTAGTACAGACTCGGCATTTTCTGCCCATAGTCGTGTTCCATGATATAGACCATGGCGGTGACGGTCATGGGCTCCGCATCCTTGCTCACCACCTCGACCGTCATATTTTCCTTGCGGTAGTAGTGCGGGAAGCCCTCATAGATGTCGAGGTTCTTCTCATCGCCAGCGGAGATTTCCCACACCAGGACCGGTGTGTTCTTTCCCTTGTTCGGCAGGATGGTCGCGCAGCCGTGGAAGGCCAGCTCCCAGTCTTCCAAAACAGCCTGGCCCACAATGCGGGCATCCGGGCACCGCTGTGCCATCTGCTCCACCGACAAGTTGCTGCCGTATGCGATGTAATACTTCTTTTCGTTCATAGTCGCTTGCTCCTTTCGTTTCCGCTGTTGTCTGGCGGTATGCTATATATGCCTCTGTTTTGCCCGAATAGCAAGGCCAATGTGCATCATATCCTGCACAATGATTTCCTCACAGGATCGGCAAAATTGTACTCAGTCGATTTCTTTGAGGAACTCCACCGCTGCCGCCTTTCCGATGCTGGAAGACAGCCCACTGTGCAATGTATCTGTCGGGAATCCCCACTCCGTATACCCGTCTGCCAATAAGTCGAAGTACTCATGGCTGGGGCAGCCGAGCTGCCTTTCTTCGTGTAAGATGTATGCCATACAGGTTTTCAGCTTCTTCATCCGATGCCCATCCAGATTCCAGACGGGAAGCTGGAACTGCTTCTTGTAATAGTACCGAGGGCAGCCCTCATACCGATCCAGCAGCAGTTCATCAAACTCGGAAAGCAGCCATACCACAGCTGGGACGCTTTCATTGGCATCCTGCTCGATGGTGGCGTAGCACCCAGTCTTGCTTTTCTTGAACAGGAGTCGGTATCCGTAGATTTCGGTAACACCGACCGGCACCGCATAGGGGCATCTGTGCCCCATCCGCTCCATGTCAAGGTTGCTGCCGTAGGCAAGATAGTACCGGGACGGCTTTCTGCTGATCCCACCCTTGTCGAACCGGAAGTGATCAATCACCGACCTCACCGCCTTCCGCTGCGGAAAAGTCCACGCCGTCAAAGTCCTCAGCTTCCAGAACGATCTGTCCGTTGTGCCACCAGTCGCTGACCGCCTGGACGGCCTCATCCATCGTGGGTTCCTTGATCTCAGATTCGTTGACCTCGACCACCCGTTTGAGGGTCTCGGTGATGACCACCCGGAACGTTCTGCCGGGTGCGGTTTCTCTGGTTTCATTTTTCATGGCGTATCGCCCTCCTTCTACCGCCTAAAGGGCGGTTGCCCGCCCGATAGGTGCCCGTGCAAGTCGGCGCTTATGCGTTGCGCCAGCTTGCGTTGCCCTCCATATTCCGCAGAAGGATCTCCCGTGCTGTTTTGAACTCGTCCCCGATGAAACCCAGCCGAAGCATCCAGCACCGCATTGCGTATTTCTCGTTGTCAGTCTGCTGGGGCTTGGGGCTTGCGGTCTTCACCATCTTGGCAAGCTGGCTCATTGCGAGGCAAAGCTGGATGTAGGCTTTCAGCTCACCGGCGTGCAGTCCGTTCTGCTTGCCGTCGCTGGGGTCGGCAAACTGGAAAAGCCGGAATTCAATCGTGCCCTTGGTGAAGGTGGCGTGGAGGTTCAGCATATGGTATCGGCTTTCATTGTAATGTGCCGTTCTGCCGTAGTCTGCGTGGTTGCCGGCGTACCAGATGTCGGCAAGCTCAGTCATGGTCGTCGGCTTTCTCTTGTTCAGCTGGTCAAGGAATCGGGGGTCGACCACTCGGCAGTACTGTCCGGTTCTGCCTGCATCGATGCGAATCGCTCTGCCGATCTGTTCTTCGTGGGCGGCCATGATGTTGACCAGATTCCGCAGGGTCTTGGGGGTGTGGCTACCCTTGCCGATGTGGATGTGAACGCCGCATCCCCGGCTGGGGCTGGACTTTGCGCCAGCCTTGCGGAGCAGTCGGATGATTGCCTGCAAGGTCTCGATGTCCTCGTAGGTAAGGATGGGGGTCACCATCTCGCACTTTTCAGCTTCCGGTCCGTGGATGCTGATGTCTCGCTGGAATTTCCAAACCCTGCCCTGCTGGTCCTTGCAAGCCCAGCTCATGTACCCGTACTCGCCGGCTGCGTACCATGCGGTCGTTCCGAAGAACTCGGCAACCTTTCTGGCGGCTTTCTCGCGGGTGATGTTGTTCATCTCAACCTCGACCCCGATGGTCTGCATCTTCATGGCTTCGATCTGCTCTCTGGTCTTATCGTTCATGGTGTTTATCTCCTTTTGTCTTGTTCTGTTCCCCTTGCGGTATGTGCATATTACCGTCATGTGGGGAGGATAGCAAGGCCATAAAGGGTCAAATAATCACCGATCATTCAAGGCAAAGATCGTGTACATTATGGCAAAAAACACACTTGATACTGTACATTTTCAGAGTTAATATCGGTACAATGGAAGAAGCTCTCTCTTATCCGGCGGTCCCCATAAGGGGTCAGGAGCTTACGCTCCCGCCTCCTGTGCCTGGGGTGCGCCGTCTGCCCCACAGTCGGGCTGTGTGGGGGCTTCCGCTGCCGCTTCGGCCGTTTCCTCGGCGGCAGAAACGCCGCCGTGTGCCGCCTGTTTTGCGGCTTTCAGGGCATCTCGCTTAGCCTTTTCCTTAACCCGGAACTTTTCGGCATCTTCCTCGGTGCGGAATGCCGCATGACCGGAAAGGTTCTGCATCAGGAGTTTGCGGATGGTCTTGTGTTCATCTCCGTTCAGACCCAGTCGGATCAGCCAGATGCGGAGTGCGTACTTCTCATTGGCATCGTTGATGGTCTTTGCCTGGATTCGCTTCTGAGCGATTGCCATCCGGTTCATGGCGGCGCAGAGTTCCGTGTAGGCACGGACCTTCTCCTGCGTCAGCGGACCGGCAAAAGCCAGGCTGATCTTCTCCGCCGTGATCTGGATGCCGGTCATGCCGGTGGTACCGGCACCCAGGCGGTATTCTTCCAGCTCATCCAGCATTTCGCTCACCGTATGGGGCGTTGCCTGTTCCAGTGCGTCCAGAAGTCCCTGCGACACCGTGAAGTTCGTACCCATCGCTTTGTTCAGCAGAGGGCCTCGGCTGTACATGAGGTTCAGGAAATTCCGCAGGCTCTGGGCGGTATGCCCGGACATCGGCAGGCTGATGGTCAGCTCATCCACATCCTGCAAGGTCGGCTGTTCGGTCGGAGCAGGTGCCTCATCCGCATCGGTGTCATTCACAGTGTCCATCGGCTTGTTCTCGTCCACCGGTTCCTGAGCTTCCGGGGATTCCACGGCAGTTGTGTCCGGTTCCTCGGTGGGCTGGATATCCTCGGTGATGTCCACGGTCTCATCCGACCCTTCGCACTCCGATTCCGAGCTCTCCTCGCAGGCGGTTTCGGTTTCCGAGGTCTCCGGGGTCTCCGCGCCTTCCTCACGGATAATGCCCTCGTCCAGCAGCGTCCGGATGATCTCCGGCGCAGCGTTATCTTCGATCACAAGCGTTCCCTCCTTTTCTACTGTGTAACTGCCGACGATGTAAGCGCAGCGCGGCATGAAAGTGTACCGGGAATGAAGCCCGGTCAACTCCATCAGGCGGCTTACCAGAACCTTGCGGTCATCAATATTCAGTGCGTACTTTTTCATGGCTTTGTGCCCCTTTCTTTGTTTTCGGTAGCACATATATCGCTCTGAATCGATGAAATAGCAAGGCCATTTCTCGACATTCTTCATATTCGACCTTTTACACGATCCGTACAAAACACGACTGTGCAAGATCATCCGATATGTACGCCCACGGTATCACGGGGTAGCCTTTACCTCGTAATACAGTGGGCCATTTTATTGGTTTCAGCCGACTCTTGCTTCCAGCGCAGCGATGCGCTGCTCAAACTCAGCCGTCTTATTTTCCAGAGCTTCCAGACGCTCGGCCTCGGTCAGGGGCTTTTTCTCCTCGTCAAGGATCAGGTAGCGTTCCATGACGTAACCGGGAATGGTCTCATAAGTCACAGCGCACCAGCCATCTTCCTGCCCGATCACGTCCAGCCGGGCACCGTTGGGAATCCAGGCAAGACGGTCAGCGGTTCTTTCGGGAGCCTGCCGCAGACTCAATCTTCCGCCCGTAACGGTTGCCTTGCAATGAACTGCCAGCATATTGACCTTTTCCATCTCTACCTTCTCCTCTCGATTACTTTTATAGTTGATGCCTTTCAGCCGGCCGCCGAACTTCCACCTGCCCAGAACTGAGTCACGGTGGATGCTGTTTCCTTCCACGCTGGTGGAGCAATGGGTGATCTCCAGCGGATGCACTCTTGTGATCACGCCCACATGGTAGTAGTCCCGCAGGTCTCCGGTACAGTTTACACCTCCCGACTTGTACCGGTCCGGCAAACTGTAGCTGCTGTCGCCGGGGTTCCGGGCTTTGAATACGATCTCACCCACGAACAAGTGTGCGGTTTTGAGTTTCACAAAGTCCGCCATCTGTTTCCGGGCTGCGTAGTTACTGCCGTGGTAGCCGTTCCAGCTTCCACCGGCTCTGCGGACTGCGCCGATGATAAGACCAATGCAGTCACAGGTACCATCCGTACCGCTGCCGCCGATGCGATAGTCTGGTTTCGTAGCACAGATGGTCTCGAGCTGCTCAAGAAAAGCAGTCAGGGTGATGCTCACTCCGATTCACTCCCATTCTCAGGCGATCCGGCCACCCAGACGATGCCGGACAGTACAAAAAAGACACACGGCAGTGCGACACCATTGCCCCAGAGCTTATACTCTGCGGCATCCGAATACGGGTCTGCCAGCCATTTTCGGATCTGCTTTTCCGTCTTCGGCTTCTTGGCGTGGGTCACCAGTCTGCGGTGCGTTTCAAACACATCCTGCCAGAAAGCGATTTCATCCTCGGTGGGATTCTCAGTTTCGATGTCATGGCACCACCAGTCCGGGAAACCCTGCAGCCGAGCGCACTCAGTCGGGGTCAGACGGCGAACCGTATAGGACACGGGGATCGGCTGTGCGTCCGGGTTATCGATGACCAGCCGGTCATTAAAAGCGTCCTGCCCGTTGAAGCCGCTGGGATGCGCCCCGGTCGCCACCGTTCCCGACACGCCATCGTTCAGGTGCGGCACCGGCGCTATGGTGGTGGGGTCTTTAAAGTCCCGGGCCATAAGGGTGGGAGATACATTCTCCTCGACCCTCATGAAGGAGCCGGTGGTCATGGCGTAAACATCTTCCGGTGCGCAGACTGCGTGACGGTCAGTGGCATCCAGCGTAAAGCAGACATCTTCGTTGATGCCGTCACCTTGCGGACCATTCTCGTCTTTGCGGCCGATCATGTTGCCCTGCAGCACGAAGGTCTGCATCTGGTCGCTTCGGGTCGCCATGAGCGCACCGGACTTTCCATGCAGGTCGATCAGCTCATTGCGCTGATTCACATGGAATGCCGTCACGTCATCCGGCTGCGCCACAAAGGTCTGCTGTTTCATTCCCGGTTGTGCAGACAGCGAACCCGCCGTCTCGCCCAGATTCCGGACTTCATCCCGCTGGTTCTGGGTAAAGGCTACTGCCGGAGCCCCGCCATGGGTGCAGGCCAGAGGCGGTGCCACCTGTTCGTCTACCGTGCAGTTCGACTTGCCTCCACCCTGATCCACGCAGACAACAGGTTCACAGATACACAGCCCACCCTGGTTACAGGTCGGGTCACCGCCGCTGCGATCAAGCGTCCGGGAAGTTTCCGCTTCATAGAATCCGCTGTGGGGGTTATCCGACATCATGGAATGGCTGGCCTTGGAGCAGACACCGTAGCACTTAGGCACGAACACGGTCTGGTCGTTGTTGCAGCCGAGGGTAGCAGATTTTTCCTCCTGCCAGATAGCACCTTTGCCGCCACCCTCACATCCAGAACGAATTTTCAGTGTGACTGCAGGTGAGTTTTCCACCTCTTTCCCGCTGTTTTCCACGCCATCCAGAACCAGCGGAACATTGCCGCCGCCCGTACCGCATCTACTGGTCAGAGTCTGTACCTTGCCATCCTTGGAAATTTTCACTCGACTGTCAGTCGGATGATTTTCCAAAGCGATGGCGGCAGGCACGACTCCGGCCCGGAGAGTGGGAGAACGTTCTTTCTCATATCCGATGCTCCTCGCATTGGCGGAGTGTTCGGTGCAAAAACCTGCGGATTCCAAAACGCAAGGCGGGTGATGTGCCTCTGCACGGAGGGTGGAGGTCACCTCCTCGGTCACATCCATCCTCTCCCCGCCCTGATCGTTCAGGCAGATTCTTCCGCAGCAGCCTGCCGTTCCAGTGCCGCCTTCAGCACCGGAGGCAGCTCTTTGCCACGTACGGAAGCTCTCCGCAGAATACCCAGACACGCCTTCGGACTCAAATAATACTTTTGGAGCACCGTGGTCTGCAAAATCTGCGACAAGGTAGATGCGTTTTCTCCTTTGGGGTACGCCCCACCATTGAGCGTCAAGAACTCGATATGCGACGCTCCATCCGTCTCCCAGATAGTAATCTGCATCGGGCCAGCCTTTTTTGTCAGGCGCAGGCACCTCGGTGGACGGTTCCTTAACACCGATGACGGCCTCGAGGACTGCTTTGAAGTCCTGCCCTTTGTTGGACGAGAAGGCGCCTGGGACATTCTCCCATACGATAAATCTTGGTTTTGCTCCATTGGTCTTACACCTCATTTCCTTCACGATTCGAATCGCTTCATAGAACAGGCTGGACCGTGAACCATCCAGACCGTCTCTTTTACCGGCAATGGACATATCCTGACAAGGACTGCCAAAGGTGATGATATCCACCGGCGGCAAGTCTGAGCCGTTGATGGCGGACACATCCCCGTAGTGCTTCACCTCCGGCAGACGCTTGGTCGTGACCCGGATGGCGAAGGGTTCCACTTCGCTGCTCCACAGCGGCGTGATACAACCTGTCAGTAAACCGCCCAAAGGGAAACCCCCGGAGCCATCAAAGAGGCTGCCGAGGGTCAGTTGGATATTCGATTCGGTGCTCATACAGCCTCCTCTCCGAGCATCTGCTCTTTTGCTTTCAGGTAGAAGTCCCTGGACACTTCAAATCCGTAGCTGTCACGTCCCAGTTCTCTGGCCGCCCGGAGCGTTGCACCGCTGCCGGCGCAAGGATCAATGACCACATCTCCGGGATCGGTAAAGATCTCGATCAGGCGTTTCAGCACGGACACCGGTTTCTGAGACGGATGGATCTTTGGATAGTCCTTGCCATCCCGTTTCCAGTCAAACCAGTTGAAGATCATGTGGGACTTGCCGTCTTCACCGACGTTGTTGAACTTCGGGAGCTTGCCCCGGTAGAGGACCAGCGCATACTCCGTTGCACCCACGATCTTCATGTTGGCTTTCAAGACCTGCGGGCTGTAGTTCTTACAGAAGGTCAGCGGGATATAGTTCTTGAAGCCGTACTTCTCAGCTTCCGTGATGACCTTGGGGATCTGCTGGAACGCACAGAACACGATCATGCACGGTGCGCCCTTTTCCCCTTTCATGGGTTCTTTCTTCAGCAGCCGGTTACAGAAATGGAAATATTCTGCGATATTGAAAGTGAAGTCGGTGTTGAATGCCGCTTTCCGGGCCTTATCGCTCTCTCCATTCCGGTTATCTCCGTCTACATACCAATCCGGGCGGCTGGCGTAGAAGTCCGACCCGATGTTATACGGGATGTCGGCGATCACCAGCTGTGCCTTGGGGATGTTGTAGGACTTGAAGTTCTGGAAGTTGTCATGGAACAGGACACATCTGGGTTCAGTCATCTGCGCCCTCCTGTTCCGGCTGGAAGGACGCCACCTCATCGAACTTCAGCTTTTGACCGTCACGGAGGACATACACATCCTCGTAGCGACCTTCGCTGTGTTCGATATAGCGCTTGACGATAACATCCACGAACTTGGGGTCAAGCTCAATGCCCCGGCACACCCGGTCAGTCTCCTCACAGGCGATCAAGGTCGAGCCGCTGCCGAGGAAGGGGTCAAGGACGATGCCGTTGGTCATGGTGGAGTTGCGGATGGGATAGCTCATCAGGCCGATGGGCTTCATAGTCGGGTGGTCCTTGTTTGCTTTGGGACGGTCGTACTCCCAGATGGTGGTCTGCTTACGGTCAGAGTACCACTGGTGCTTGCCCTTCAGTTTCCATCCATAGAGGCAGGGTTCATGCTGCCACTGATAGGGACTGCGACCCAGCACCAGAGCATTCTTTTTCCAGATACAGCACCCGGACAGATAGAATCCCGCATCCTTGAATGCCTTTCGGAAATTCAGACCTTCCGTGTCGGCGTGGAAAATGTAGATGGAACCATCATCTGCCAGATGACCGTGCATCTGCTTGAACGCCGCCAGCAGGAACTCGTAGAATTCCGAGTCGCCCATGTTGTCGTTCAGGATCTTGCCAGCCGTTTCTTCCACGTCCACATTGTACGGGGGATCGGAAAGCACAAGGTTGGCCTTCACGCCGTCCATCAGGGTGTCGTAGCATTCGGCCTTGGTGGAATCGCCGCACAGAACTCTGTGCTTGCCCAGCATCCAGAGGTCGCCCGCTTTGGAAAAGCACGGCTGTTTCAGCTCGGACTCCACATCGAAGTCATCTTCTTTGACCTCTTTGTTGTGGACCTTGTTGAACAGCGTCTCGATCTCAGGCGGGTCAAAACCCGTCTTGCCCAGGTCGAAGTTGGATTCCTCGATGTCTTTGAGCAGGTCGGCCAGCAGGGTGTCATCCCATGCGCCCGTGATTTTGTTGAGCGCAATGTTCAGCGCCTTTTCTCTGGTCTTGTCGATGTCCACCACCGCACACGGAACTTCCGTGTAGCCCAGATCCATGGCAACGGTCAAACGCTGATGGCCGCCAATAATTGTCATGTCGGCATTGACCACCAGCGGGTCGGCAAACCCGAACTCCGTAATGGAGTTCTTAATCTTCTCGTACTCCTTATCCCCCGGCTTCAGTTTTTTCCGGGGATTGTATGCGGCCGGCTTGAGTACGGACACCGGCAGCATTTTCAGTTCAGCGGTTGCTTTCATGTAGTCCTCCTTCACACGCACATGACCTCAGAGAACGGCACGAAAAAGGAGCCGAACTGAAAGCCCGACTCCAACTCATCGCTATCCCCGCCCATCTCCGACTGCGGCTTTTCCGTAATCGGATACCACTCCGGGTTCTCCCCGTTCATGGAGGCAAGGACCCTGTCCTCTGCATGATCGATCTCATGTACGCAGATGCCCCCGGTGTTGAACATCGGGAACACGCCGATTGTCTTATTCTCCATCGCTATGTTCTCCTTTCGCCCTGCCCTTGTTGGCACAGGCACGGCTGCAATATTTTCTCGGAAGCCCGTACTGGTGACGGTAGGAAAACTCCCTGCCGCACACCGGGCAGACCTTTGACCGCACGGTCTTCCAGTTCTGCGGTCGCGGATGGGTGTTGTTCCACTTGGAGCGGCATTCCGGGGAGCAAAACTTTCGTGGTCTGCCCCGGTGGTTCGGAACGATGGCAGTTCCGCACTGCGGACAGAAGGCAAACGCCATGTCCTTGACCATTTCCGCTGTGTAATCCTGCATCTGTCCTCACCTGCCCCTCATTTTTCGCCGTTTCTGTGGCGTTTTCAGTGGAAAATCTCAAAAAGCATACGAAAAGAGGCAAAGTGAAAATCGGACCTGCCCCGCCGGGTTACATTGTTTTTGCGGCGTCCGATTTTCGACTGCCTCTGTTCCTCCCGGAACAAGCTAAAGCGTATGAAAAGTTCTGTATTGCAAGGTTTTTCACACGCTTTGGTTCGTTTCGGGGGAAAACAAAAGGCACCGGAGCGTTCACCCCGATGCCCTCATCTTCACCTTGTTCATTTTGCGCCGTTAATTTCGGGACCCCCGGCCTATGAATTTTGCGTTTTTTCACACGAAAGGGGCCACCGGTCTCCGTGTGACTTCACTGTAGAGAAGTGACCCCGGCCCCGGCGGGGGTCAGTATTGGTACACCGGGTTGATGTCTTTGGTCAGAGTCTTGCGGTCATGGCATTGCTTACAAAGCGGCTGCCAGTTAGCATCGTCCCAGAAAAGTCTGGGATCGCCACGGTGCGGTGTGATGTGGTCCACCACGGTGGCTTTCGTGTATTTTCCCTGCCTCATGCACTCGGCGCAGAGCGGATGGGCTTGGAGATACTGCTTGCTTATTTTTTGCCACTGTCGTGTGTAGCCCCGCTTTCCGGCAGAGCGCGTCACTTCCGGGTGCAGCGGCAGGTGCTTCTCACAGTAGAGGATGCCGGGTTCAACCAGCTCCGGGCAGCCGGAGTGTCGGCATGGCACCTTGGGTCTGCGGGGCACGGGTCATTCCTCCCACGGCAGACCGGGCTTGCCGAAGTGACCGTAGGCACTGACCTTGTTGTAGTCAACGTCCAGCAGACCCAGACGCTTGATGATGCCCTGCGGAGTCAGGTCGTAGCTGTCACGGACGTAGGCTTCGATGAACTCCGGTGCTTCATGCTCCGTACCGAAGCACTCCACCGACACGCCCACCGGCTGTACCACGCCGATGGCGTAGGCCAACTGGACTTCACACTTGTCAGCGTAGCCGGCCTGTACGATGTCCTTGGCGATCTTCCGCGCCATATATGCTGCGGAGCGATCCACCTTGGTGGGGTCCTTGCCGGACAGTGCGCCACCGCCCATTCGACCGATGCCGCCGTAAGTATCACACGCCAGCTTCCGACCGGTCACACCGCAGTCGGCATAACTGCCGCCCAGCACGAACCGGCCGGTGGGATTGACGAGCTTCTGGAAGTCACCGTCCAGTCCGTACTCACAGGCGGCAAGCACCATCATGGATTCGATAATGTGGCGGAAGTCGCTGACCTCCACGTCCGGGCTGTGCTGCACGGAGCAGAGGAACGTAGTGATTCGGCCGGTGTCGTAGTCGTAGCTGACCTGCGCCTTGGCATCTGCCCGGAACATCTTGGACGGATGGTTCTTCAGCAGTTGCAGGAACTTGGTGGCGACCATGTAGGGGATCGGCATCTGTTCGGCGGTCTCGTTGGTGGCGTAGCCGTACATGATGCCCTGGTCACCGGCACCGCCCTTATCCACGCCCAGTGCAATATCCGGCGACTGCATATCGACCAGGATGCCGATGCGGAGCAGTTCCCGGAAATCAAAGCCCATCTTGTCTGCACCGATACGGGTGATGACCTCATGGACGATCTGCTGGTAGTTGGGCTGGTAATCGGTGGTGACCTCGCCAGCGATAAAGAGCTGGCTGCGTTTCAGCAGACACTCGGTTGCCACACGGGCGTTCTTGTCGTGCTGGAGGATGTCGGTCACAATGGCATCTGCGATCTGGTCGCAGATCTTGTCCGGGTGGCCGTTGCTGACCTGCTCACAGGTGATAATCTTGCTCATAGCTGTTCCTCGCTTTCATGTATCACAAAGCAGGCCGCCTTTGCCGTTGCCCACAAACGTAGGCTCCCACAAAAGCTGCCTGCTCAGTATCGTGTGGTTTTCATCTTTTTGTTGCTGGCCTGTTGCCGGTTCTTCCCTCACAAAATGAGGGGTCAGATTCTTGAAAAGCATTGTTATTACGATGTTTTCAAGGCTTTCATTCTACTCTTTTTATCTTTTGTTGCTAATGTTGCTGGTAAAAAGTAAATCGCATATAAAAGAAAAGAATAATAAAAAAATAGGGTTTTGAGTCGCAACATCAGCAACACGTCCAAAAGCGCCGATATATCAGCGTTTTTCTGTTGCCGGTCTGTTGCCGATGTTGCTGGTCGAGGCTCAGAAGTGGTCTTGCAGTTCTGTAAAACCCAACTTTTGTGGCCATGGTGAGTCGCTTTCACGACTGAGCCGTGCCGCCCTTGTGTTCACTCTGCGGTCACTCCGGCACTACATTGAAGTCGCCTTTTGTGGTTTCGGAGAGGCAGAATTCCACGCCCAAAACGATCTGTGTTGTACTGCCGACACCATCCGCCGGACGCTTTTTCTGCACTGTGTACCTCTTGTCGATCTCGGCATTCAGCACCTTGGCCGAGTCTGCCCTGTACCCGTTTTCAGCACACCATTCCTTGTAGCGTGTATAAACGGCAGCACGGCGAAGCTCACTATCTGCTTTCGGCTGGAGGCATTCACTGAAGAACTGCCCCATCTTATCCGAGAACATCTGGTAGTCCATGGTGGCCTGTACGACAGAGTCTGGCATCTCCAACCCCTGACTGCGGAACATCTTATAGCCTTCGAGCATCCAGTTCAGGATGCCGGACATATTTTCCGGTTCTGCAAAGAAGCCCTTCAATCCCTTATCCTGCTCTTTTTCATCAAAGTGGCGGTCAAAGGGAATGATTTTGATTCGACCGGACTCGAACAAAGTCAGATCCGTGATGTTCGGACGATGGTTCGTGTTGATGAAGATCTTGAAGTTCGGGCGGAACTCAAAACTGTTCTCGTGCAGATACCGAGCGGTAATCGTATCGTTGCCGGTCAGTCGCTTGGTCAGAGCTGCATCCAACGTGATCTTCTTCTCAGGCTCAGAAATGTTGACGAACCGGGAGCCGGCAAGACGAGCGATCTCCTCAGACGGTCCACCACTCTGGGCATTGAACTTTGCCTGCAGCATGGTGGGGTCGGCGTTTTTGCCGTACTCGCCCATGATCCGCAGGATGCTTTCCATGGTGGTGCCCTTGCCGTTTCGGGAAGTAGGACCATAGAGGATGAACAGACATTCCATCCTCGTATCACCGGTCAAGGCGTATCCGATGGCTTTTTGCAGATAGTCGGCTCTCGCCTTATCTCCTTGCATGATTTCTGTGATGAAAGTCCGCCAGCGAGGACAGTCTGCTTTCGGGTCATAGATGACCGGGGACACCTTTGTGAGGTAGTCGTCCGGGCGGTGTTCCCGGAACTCCATCGTCCGCAGATCCAGCGTTCCGTTCTGGCAGTTGAACAGGTAGATGTCCCGGTCGTAGTGTTTCATGGACAGTGGGAACACAGACTTTGCATCCTTCAGCATGGTTTCCCGATGCTTTCGGAGCTGGAGCTTCCGCACCCGGTCGATGAATCGCTTTCGAGCATCCTCCTCTGTGATCGTCAGGGCAAACACATACAGCTTGTCCGCCAGCAACTTCGCCAGTTCCGCCACCTTGAGGTTTTCCGTGTCCGGCTGCCAGACCTTCCCGTCGTAAACATACCAGATGCCACGCTCACTGTTATACCGGGCGATGGGCTTGAAGAAATCGGCAAACATATTGCCCATACCGATCTCATCCCTGCCGTATCTGGGATTCGTGTGCGGAGCCATCTCATCCAGTGACAGGGTGAGCTTGGTGATGTCCGGCTGGAACTCCGGGGATTTAGACTCCGGGTCAAGGTTTGTGAACTCCTCGTCCACGATGTCCTGTGCGTTGACCGGAACGTACACCGCTGCACAGGTGTTGACGGTGTTCCGAATGGAGATTGCGCCGTAAGTCGTACCGGCCTGCCGGCGATCCCACTTGTCACGCATCAGGCCGGAGGTTCGGAAGATGCGGTCCATCTGTTCTTCATCGCAGCCGCACCAGAACGCGAGGATGGACAGAAGTGCCATGTCCGCATCCGACTGGCTGTCATAGAGTTCTTCCCAGTCACCGGCATAGAGCTTCTTGAACTTGTCACCGTTGCTGGCTTCATCAGCATGGGCAATGACCGCGTCATCGTCCAAATACGAGTGATGCCGGAGCTGTGTGTTCTGCACCTGCTTGTTGCGCTTCATCAGCGAGTCCAGCAAGGTGGTCATAGCCGTCTCATCGTTGGGGATCTCCCCTGTGCGGTAAACATCTCCCGTCACGGTGACGAAGCGGTTTGTCGCACCGGGCATATACACTTCCAGCCCTTTGCTGCGGTTGTTGATGTAATAGACTGTCTTGTCGTAGACAAAATCTTCCGGCACGCAAAAAAAGCCTCGCAGTCCCTTACCGGACGGAGACTTCTCAACGTATGCCGTGGGGAAAATGGAAAGGACGGTCGCTGCTGTGTCGTTCAGCGTCCCGTCCTCTCTGAAACAGTGGTCGATATCAAAAGCGCCGATGCCGTTGCCGACCGCAATGCCGATGCCGTCATAACCGCCCATCGCATAAGCCATGAGGGTAGTCTTGAAATCGCCAAAGGTGCGCAAGTCGTTGATTCTGGCGCGGTCACCGTTGGCCGGATTGTACGGCATCTTGGTCTTCTGACCGCTTCGCTTTTCAAACTTCCAGACGCAGAACCGGCAGTCACTTTTCAGTCTCGCAGGGATATTCTTGATGTCTACCACGTTCTCGCCTCCTTCTAGGTAGTAGTGTCGGCAGTGCCCATGTTAAAGAACACCGCAATGGCCTGCTCCACTTCCCGCTGCTTGGCGGTAGAGGTCAGGCTGCCCAGCTTGTTCAGCAGGGCGTTCTTTCCGATGGTCGTGACCTGCTCTGCCAGTGCGACAGAGTTGCGCAGATACGCATGGTCATTGATCATCTGGCAGTCTGCCTCTGCGATCTGGATGTGCGTGGGCAGACCCAGCTTCTTCTGCACGGTGGTCAGCGGGATCACCGTGAGGGTGCTGGAAAAGCGGTTCGCCACATCGTTGCTAATGACCAGCACAGGGCGGCTGCCGCTTTGCACGGAACTGCCGTAATGGTCGCCCAGCTCGGCAAACCAGATTTCAAACCGCTGCACCATCTGCTGCGGTGTTTCCTGCTGCGGTATGTCCTGCCGCAACGCTTCCTTCTGGGCAGACTTTTCAGATCGGGCCGTGTGCTGCTTGCGGAGCAGCCGCCCTTTCTGGTTGATGTATTTATTCACATGAGGTCTTGAACGACCGTTCTTATTCTTGCGACCCAATGAAAACTCACCTCTTTTTCCCGGTCGATAGACCTTGGGTTGATGTAAAAGTAAAAAGCCGGACAGAGAAATCACAGCTTTGGCGGCGAAGCAATCGCCGCAACAAAAAAGCCGAAGCAAAGTCATTTCTGACCGCCTCGGCAATACGCTTCTCTATCCAGCTTTTCCAGTATAAATTATACCAAATTGAGGGCGTACCGTAAAGAAATGATTTTGTCAAGAAACCCTTGAAAATGTCAATAAACTACTGTAATGTGCGGTCTAGTTCAACTTTTTTCTTCAAGTTTTCGCAGCTCCAAAGCAAGCAGCTCCAAGCCCAACTTTTTGAAGTGTCGGGCACGATTTACTCCAAGTACATGATCTTGCAAATCACAGATTTCTTTGAGTGCTTTACCGTCCAAATAAAAGCCAACAACAGCCGCTCTTGCATTGGCATGTGGAATTGCCCATATCGCACGGATCAGCTTCTCCAGTGACTCCCATTTCTGCTGACACTTCTTTTCCTTTTCTTCGAGCATGAATTGATACAGTTCTTGCTCGTTCTGGCTCACGGCTTTACCCAGACTTTCCTTGATGTCTGACATTTCCTGCTCCATAGCCAGCAGTTCCTCTCGAATGTGGGGAATCGCCTTGCAACATTCAAGAGCGTGGTTCACCTCCGCCTCAGTTGGCGGATGATTTCCCAGAATACTCGGTCTTGCCATTCTGTTTTCCTCCTCTCATGCGGTCTTTGTACTCCAAGACGACCGCAATTTTCTCTAGTGCCCTCTCCCGTTCAGCCTCCACAGTCTTCCGCCCCAGCACCTTGCCGGAGCTATCCTCCACCGTAGGGATGGCTTTCCGCTGCACAAAGAGCTGATGGGCAACAAGCTGTGTCCGTCCTCGCAGACTGCGCAGCCCGATTTCAAACAACTCGATCTCCTCACAGACCCGGCGGTAAGGAGTGATCAGTTCTTCCTCCCGGCGCTCCTGAATTTCTCGGTTCATGGATGCCAGTACCTTGTCGCAGTTGAGGACGGTGCGTTCCACCGGGTTGGACGTACCGCTTGTTTTAACTCGCTCGCCCTGCTCATGCGCTCCCTGCGACAGCTTGTAGATGACCTCGTCCCGGGTATAAAACCAGGCGTGGGATTCGTCGATCTGCCGCTTGAGTTCCTGCTTTCTCGCCAGAAGCTGTGGATAGGAATCGGCCAGTTCTCTGGCTTTTTCCATATAATCCGGTGTCCCAACAGAGGTCTGCGCCTCACCGGGATGTGTTTCTTCGCTCATGGTCAAGCCCTCCTTTCTGACCGATGTTCTGTATCACATGACTGCCGCAGCCGAGAGATTCCTTTTAGCAGCTTTTCTCTCGGCTCGTTCCCGTGCCTTTGCCCTGCCTCGCTCCCAGCGTTCAACATTGATATCTGCCTGCCGCTTTGCCTCCTGCATCAGGATTTCCGGGTCCAGTTCAGTCAAAGTCCGATACCACTTCGAGTGGAAGAATCGCTCCAGCTTCTTTTTGCTGGACCGGTGTTTCCATTCCTCCGGCTCCTGCACCAGCTTGAACAGTGCTTTCCGATAATCCTTGAATGCCTGCAAAACGATGGCGTTTGCCAGTTCTGCGTAGCACTCGGCATACTCAACATTTCCCATCGCCACTCTCCTTTGTGTCGTACCACGGCTTCACGAGCCGCTTGCCCTCAAGGCTGCAAGGATAGAGCTGGATGTCGTACCACGCCAGCTCATACATCTCATCCAGCAGACGGCGGTTGGGTTCCGGCAGGTTTGCGGCATACTGGATGAACGCCTCGATAAACCGGGACTGGCTCGTTTCATCCTTCATCTGCCGTGCATAAACCGCCTCAGCGAACCGAAAGCACTGTTTCTTGTGCTGCTGAATCCAGTCGTACTTCCAAGTGATGGCTTTGAGGAGCGTTTTGCGGCTCTCATCCGACGTGACCTTGGGCATGGCCGCCTGCTGGCCCTTTTCTCGCAGACGGGTGTAGCGTTCCCACGCTCTGTCCTCACTGCTGAAAATCAGCCGACAGCGTAGTTCCTCCAGTCGGACGACATACATAAGCCGACTGATTTCATTTTCGTAGAGGTCTTTGACCAGAAAGTCAAAGTTCATTTTGAGGTCAGCGGTGCGGCGCACCGGATTGTCCCCCAGCAGCTCACAGAGCAAGCCGGGTTCCCGGATGGGACGGAACATCGCATACGGAATTGTGAAGCCAACTTCATCGTGCTTGGGCTTGGTTGCTGCCACCGGCTTGGTAGTTTTATAGCGGTAATCGCTGTGTTCAAGGCTCAGACCAGTATTGCGGTCTTTCTCGTTCAAAAACAAAATCTTATCCATTCTCATTCCTCCAGCCGTGCTTTGACGGCAGAAATCAGCTTTTCTTGTGTCATGTCTTTCTGTTCCAAGGCTGCCATCACATCCTCGTCCACTGTGTCCTTTGTGATGATGTGGTGGATGGTGACCACCTGTGTCTGGCCCTGCCGCCAGAGGCGGGCATTGGTCTGCTGGTAGAGTTCGAGACTCCATGTCAGACCGAACCAAATCAGGATGTGTCCGCCCTGTTGGATGTTCAGACCATGTCCAGCCGATGCCGGGTGGATCAGGGCAACCGGGATCTTGCCGGCATTCCAATCCTTGATGTCATCGCTGGTCTTGATGTCGCGCACCGGGATCTTGAGCTTCGTCAGATGGTTGATGATGCGCTCCCGGTCATGCTTGAACCAGTAGGCCACCAGCACCGACTGTCCATTGGCAGCTTCGATGAGGTCTTCCAGTGCCTCCAGCTTGTGGTCATGCAGGATTCGCGCTTTGCTGTTCTCGTCATAGACCGCGCCATTGCTCATCTGCAACAATTTTCCAGTCAGCGATGCAGCGTTGGCAGCATCTATGTCCCCGTCCTTCAAGGGGATCAGGAGGTCTTGCTTGAGCATATCGTAGAGCTTGCGTTCCTCGGCGTTCATCTCAACCTCATATCGAGTCGGGATGCAGTCCGGCATATTCAGGTAGTCCAGAGCCTTCATGGAGATGGTGATGTCCGAAATGCGCTGGTAGATCAGCTCCTCGGCTCCCTCTTTGGGCTTGTACTGGAATACCACACCGCTGGACGGATTCATGGATGCTGCCTTGAAGTAGGCTTCTCGGTAGCGGCCGATGAACTTGCCCAAACGCTGACCTCCATCCAAAATTCCGATTTCACTCCAGAGGTCCATGAGGCCATTGGAGGACGGTGTGCCGGTCAGTCCGACCCAGCGTTTCACATATGGGCGGACTTTGCGCAGAAACTTAAAGCGCTGGGACTGGTAGTTCTTGAACGATGACAGCTCATCGATCACGACCATGCCAAAATCCCAGCGCATTCCGTTCTTCTCGTAGTACTCCACCAGCCACTTGACGTTTTCCCGGTTGACCACATAGATCATAGCCGGATGGTGGACAGCAGCGATGCGTGTCTTCACATCGCCCACGACGATTGAAATGTCCAGATTTTTCAGGTGATCCCACTTCTCGATCTCAGCCGGCCATGTGTCTCTTGCGACACGCAGCGGCGCAATGATGAGAACCTTGTTGACCTCAAATGTGTTCAGCATGAGGTCTTGGATTGCGGAAAGGGTGATGACGGTTTTTCCTCAGCCCAAGCCCATATCCAGGAAAAGAGCTGCAATTGGATGGGTCTTGATATACTCCGTGCAGTATCTCTGATAATCATGCGGAATGAACTTCATTTGGGCATCACCTCGCTTTCCGGCAGAGTTACCTGTGGCATATCATGAATCCTCGCCCCGATGCCCTGTGGAATGGGTTCACCGGGATTCCAATGGACAAGTGCATCAATGGCAGGCTGGATCTGCTCCGGGCGGTCTACGCAGAACACCGGAAAGCCCAGTGCTTCAAGCTGCTGCCGGCGCTTGCGCTGCAACAGCCGCATCTGCTTACCGGGGGCTTTCAGCTCCACAAAGGCACACTTACCGCCCAGCAGCAGGACCAGTCTGTCCGGCACACCGTTCATGCTCTGACTGGTAAATTTAAGAGCCTGCCCTCCAGCGGCTCTCACGGCTTCCACGAACTGGTGCTCGACCTCACTCTCCCTCACTCTGCTTCCCCTCCTCTGCCCGCCACACGCCAGTGCGCGGACGTTTCTTCTTTTTCTTTCTGCGTTCCTCCAACAGCACATGACCGATGGCGGCATCTGCCGTGGGGTCTGGATAGCTGCGGTTGTGCCGCCTTTCGGGCGGACTTTCATCCTTGTGTTCGACCCAACGAACAGCCAGTGTTTCTTTTTCCACCCTACTCACCTCACCGGTTGATTTCTTTCCACTGAGCCGGCTCCATGGTGGCGACCTGCCAGCCGATGCCCTCCAATGCCGTAGCCCGGTCATACGAGGCAACGTCCTGTGACGCTCTAGTGACTGCATTGGACAAGCCGTACAGGGACAAGTCGCCGCCGGCGATGAGGTATTTGAGGATGCCCTCCTGCTCATCTGCGTTGATGCCGTAACTCTGAGAAGTGAGTTGCACCACATCCTGCACCTTGCCGGTGATGGGGACTGCCATAGACTCCTGCAAACGTCCCACCACCTGTGCGAACCGTGCCTCATCGATTGCAGCCATTGTGGTATCTCGGAGTTTCAAGAGGAACGCCTTGTCCTCGGCTTCCATCGTTTCGTCCGAATACAGCGTGAAACTGTCCTCCACCGCCTTTGCCTGACGTCCCACATGATGGCGGCGTTCGCCCATGTCACACACGGTCATGCCGTTCAAGCAGACCAGTCTGTAGATAAGCGGCTGGATGGACACAGCACCCAGACCCACCTCAGAGTTGGAGATCATCACGCCAGCCTGTACGATGTCGCCCTTGCGGACTTCCATTTCCAGACGATGGTTTACCACCTTGAGGTACAGCCGATTTTCCGTCACCTCGCAGGACATAACCTCGTACTGGTCATTGCCTGCAAACAATGGCAGCACCGATGTGGCGATTTCCATGTTGTCGATACGGCGGTATCGCTCAGACAACAGCGCACGGGCGACCTGCCCGGAGCCGTAGTCCATAGACCGCACCATGTAGGAGCTGGTCCTGTCCGCAAACCAAGCGTTCACGTTCTCCGCCAGCAGTTCCGGTTTCTGGCTCTGCATCAGGTCGTAGTACTTGGCCGGGATGCCCAGCGCCGATGCCACCTGACGGTGGAACAGCGAGGTGGTGCCGAAGGTCATTTGCCGGTCTGTGGTCAGATGGTTCAGCTCGAAGGTGTGCCCATCTTCCCGGAGGCGCATTCCCTGCGCCGGGCTGATGAAGTCCTGCTTTGCCTTGTTCTGGCGATCCAGTTCTACAAGGACTTCCTGCAAATTTCTGCCTGTTTTCATGTTCTATCCTTTCTGTGGCGGATTTTTATACGCCCTCTTATACGCTGGTGTCCTTATGACAAGGGCGCCGTGTTTTGTAGTTCTCAGCTCTCTTACAGCTCTCGATGGATCATCTGGCAGATGATCTTGACCGCTCCCTGCATCCGGGTACGGTTCAGCCGAGTGTCGTGCAGGAGTGTGTCCAAAGCATCCACCTCTTCCCGGATGTCGTTCAGGACACCCCGGTAGTGATCTGCCAGTCTCTCGTTCTCCTGTTCCAGACGGTCAAACTCTTTTTCGTAGTCATCGATATCCGCTACATTCGTGTCGATGTACTCCTCGATCTCACGGGCCAGTTCCTCGCCGGCATAGTCGGACACGGCTTCCAGCAGATCCCTGATGCCAAAAGGTGTCAGGAGCTTTCCGTCCTTCATTTCAATGGCGTGCGGCATCTGGTCACCTCAATCTTTAAAGTAGTAGTCGCCCTTATACCCGGCGGCTGCCAGCGGAAGGCCATCGCACCAGTCAGGGTTAGCTGCCATGAGTCGGCAGATTTCCTCAACTGTGTACTTGCCCTTGGGGGCCTCAATGATGACCTCGTCATGGACGTGCGCCACGATGTTCAAGCCCACATCCTCGATCCGAGCCATTGCTTCAGCCAGAATGTCACGGGCGATTGCCTGCGTCGCATTCTCGACCAGCCGACCAGAATAAGTCTCCTGCCGTGCCCACTTGTGGTTCTGACCCACACCTTCGTAGGTCAGGCTCATGCGGCCAAATCTGTTCGGCTGCTGTTTGGGCACGAGGTAAGCCAGCTTTCGACCGGAAGGCAGCACCATCCAGAGAGTTCCAGAAGAAAAGGCAAAACTGATCCTGCCGATATCCTGTCGTCCCCCGGTCTTGAAGGCTTGCATCGCAGCTTTCTCCACGTCCCACCAGTACTGCACGATCTTGGGGTTGGCTTCACGCCATGAGTCGATGATCTCCGGGAGCTCTTCTTCCTTCAGTCCCATCTGCAAGGCACCCATGCTGATGAGCGCACCGGAAGAACCGCCGTAGCCACAGGCCAGTGTTGCAATCTTCCCTTTCTGGCGCAGGTCACCGTTGATGCCGTGCTTGACCACCGGGACATGGAACATCTGGGAAGCTGTGGCGCAGTAAAGATCCTCGCCGTTTTTGAAGGCTTCCAGCACCCACTGTTCCCCTGCTTCCCACGCAAGCACCCGGGCTTCGATGGCGGAGAAGTCCGCCACGATGAACTCGCATCCATTCCTCGGAATGAGCATGGTGCGGATGAGCTGAGAAAGGACATCCGGTGTGTTGCCGTAGATGCTCTCCACCATGTCAAAGCAGCCCATCTTCACAAGCGTTCTTGCCTCATCCAGCGTAGAGATGTGATTCTGCGGCAGATTCTGCAACTGGATGTTCCGGCCGGAGTAGCGTCCGGTACGGCTTGCGCCGTAGAACTGGAACAGTCCTCTGGCTCTGCCGTCCGGGCAGACACAGCGTTCCGCTGCCTGGTATTTCTTGACGGAGCTCTTTGCCATTTGAAGCCGGAGCTTCAGCATATCCATTGCCTCGGCATCCACGCCGTTCTTGTCCAACTCGCCAATCATCTCAGTGACATTCTTTTTGCCCAGCGTGTCCATCGAGATACCGCGCTCATCCAGCCAGGTCTTGAGCTGGGACACGGAATTCGGGTTCTCCAGCCCGGTCAACTCATACGCTTTCGTAGTCATGGCATCCGACAGGAGCAAATCGCAGGTGATGGCCTGCCGGACCAGCTTCGTGTCGATCCTTACGCCACGGTCGTTGATACGCTCATTCACCCTGTAGTGATGCCACTCCCGGTCAGGCATCGGGAAGCGTTTCAGACGCTTGTAGATGTCCACCTCTGTGTTAACGTCCTGAATGCAGTAGTACTTGAACTTTGCCCAGTCTTCCGGGAGGTGGTGCGGGAGGTTTCTGGTTCTTCCGCCGTTGGACTTGGTCGGCTTGCAGGGCGCAGAAAACAGCTTGATGAGCCGTTTGCCCTCCTCGTCCTTTTGCTGCGTGGTTCTCAAGACTTCGCCGACGTCTTTCAGTGCCATGGGCAGGGTCAGCGATGCCGCCATGACCATGGTGCAAATCCAGTTGTTCGGCGACAGGAATGTGCCGGGTTTCAGATACTGGCCGGGATAGTGCTGCTGGAGATAGCGGGAGAAGCTCACACGCTCGAAAGCCGCATTGTGAGCGATCAGGGTCACATTGCTGTCCTTGAAATCATCCAGAAGCTCCTGCGGAAAGGAATCACCAGATGCGAGGTCTGCCAGCTTCGTTTCGCCAAAGCCGCTGCCCTCGTCCGTTGCCCAGGCAATCAGAAGGATCTCGAAGCTGGGGTCGGAAACATAGCGGTACAGACCGCATTTCTTGATGTCTGCCTCACAGTAGGTTTCAATGTCGATCAATGTCTCTTTCAAAGTTCATCACCTCGTTTTTTCCATGTAAAAAGGAGGGAGCCGAAGCTCCCTCCCGGTCGATGTGTACTTAGCGCAGGTAGTCGGGCAGTTCTTCACCGGAGTCGTCGCCGAGGACTTCCTCGTCATCCTCCAGTGCATCGAAGTCTGCATCCGCAGAGGCACGACCAGACAGGCGGTCGCCATCCTTGACGAACTGGATGTTGCCCAGACCAGCCGCCACGCCACGATTGCCGTTGGCGTTGAAGGCGTAGAAGTTGACACTGACATTGCAGTAGCAGCCGGAGTAGACCATCATGGGGTCGGTCACAGGCTGCACATGGCGGTCAACCACCTGCGGTGCGTCCTTGCTGGTCGCGTTCAGGAAGAAATGCTCCTGATAGTTTTCATCGTCCGGACGGTCGATGTCACCATCACGCAGGGGCATCTTGAGGTTAGGCGGAATCTTACCGCCCCACTTACGGGTCTTGCCATCCTCCTTGGCGGCCTCCACAGCTTTGTGGATCGCCAGCAGGGTTTTCTTGTCCGCCTTGGGGATCAGGCAGGAAACGGAATATTTCGCATCACCGCCGTTGATGCTCTTGGGCTCGAAGATGTTGGCAAAGGAAATGCGGCAAGGGATGACGACCTTGGTCGCGCTCATAGTCTTGTTTGCAGTAGCCATAGATTTGTAATCCTCCATTATGTTTTATTCGAGTAGTGTAAATTCGTCTGCGGCAGTATCGAGATCAACTGCCGGTCTGGGGTCTGAGTCTGGAACAAGTGCCAGCTTACCGGGCGGTTTCACGACATATTCACCCAGGACCTCCTGAAATTTCTTCTTTCCCATGAGCTTTTCAAACTCGGTCAAGGAGATCATCTCGGTCTTGTAGATGTCGTTGTAGCCTGCCTGTGTGGCTGCGGTTGCCACCGCCTTCAGGTCAAGGAACTGCCGCTTGCTGCGGCCCTCCACCACCTTGTAGCCATCCCAGCAGACACCGTGGTTGATAGCCTCGGAGCTGACATAGGCGAAGATGGCTTCGATCCAGGATTCAATGCGGTTCAGCGTGGGAAGCATCTTCTCGATATCCGCCTTGGACAGAAGTGCCGGGGACTTAAAGGTCGGTGCTGTGGTGTCCGGGTCGTAGGATGCAGTGGCATCCGTTTCTTCCTGCTCATCTGCCAGCACACCGGCATCCAGATCAAGGAACTCGGTCTTGACCAGTGCCATTGCTTCAGCAGCACAGGCTTTGCAGAAAGTACGGGCACGACAGAACCGACACCAGTCGCCGGGAACCTGCTCACCTTTGCCTTCAAAGGCGAGCTTTGCTCTGGGGCGGACATAGGTTTCTGCCCAGTCCAGCAGCTCCTCCACACTGCATTCAAACGTCGAGATGTTTTCCAGCCGGGGCTGGATGATGGTCATGGACACCTTGGTGATGCTGTACAGATACCCATAGGCGTGGTAAGCACCGAGGGCGTAAAGCATCATCTGTGGGTTGTGGTCACAGCTGACAAACACGCCTTTTCCGTTTTTGTAGTCCATGACGTATAGGGTTCCGTCTGCGATGATGACACAGTCGCCTGTACCGAATCCCTGCGGAACCAGATAGCTGTAGTCCAGTCGTTCCTCTACCATGACCAGCGGATGTGAGCAAGTCTCCTTGATCTTCTCCACGGTCGTGATGATGAACTCTGCATAGATGTCGGTGTTCGCATCCATCTCCTCGTTATCGAACTCGGAGGTCGGCCGCCTGACTCGCTCATGCAGATACTTGCGGAGCTTGTACTCGCCCAGTGCATGGGCGGCGGTTCCCTCCTCGGCATACACCGAGGATTCATTGGGGAAGTTCTGCTCCAGCCGAGCCGATGGCGTACAGTTGAGCCATCTCTTGGAGCTGGACGCAGAGAGGATCGCGTGAACTTCGGGCATGAGACACCTCCGTTACAGCTGGGAGATGTCTGCGAGGAATGCCTCGTACTTGGATGCCGGAAGTTCAGAAAGCTGGCCCACACCGTAAGTCTTCAGCAACTGACCGATTTTCTCGTTGTTGCTGCGCTTCTGCTTGATCTTTGCCACGATGACCGCCGTGATCTCATCCTTGGAGATAGTCACGGCAGGCTGTTCGGGTTCAGCTTTTTGGCCGGTATCCACATCAAAGGGCAAGTCATCTGCCGAGTCATCCGGGAAATCAGGAAGTTCCTCCTTTGCCTCATCTGCGGCAGAGGTCTCCTCTGCAGGAGCTTCCTCGGTCGGCTCCTGGGGCTGTTCCTCCACCACGGGCGGAGCTTCCTGCTTTCGGGGACGCTTCCCCGGTTTCTTACGAGGGTGAGGCACATCCTGTACCCTTGGTGCTGTGTCCACAGCAGGGAGCTTGGCCGGAGGAAGCAGCTTATCCTCGTCCTCCGCTTCTTCAGAAGTGAACTCCAGGAGTTCTATCTGCTCTGCCATGCCCTCGCACATCTGGGTCAGGCCGCGGAACACCTCCGTCAGCCCATCCACGATCTTCTTGGGACCGGTCAGCATCTCACTCATCCTCGTTCACCTCATCCTCACCGTAGACAGAATCCAGATACTCAGCCTGAGCATCCAGAACCATCATGACGGCATCCTTGCACAGGCCGGTCTTGGCGCAGATGGCATCGATCATAGCCTCGATGTCGATATCCGGCTCCTCGTCCTGATCCTCGACACCATTGAAGTAGGTGTTGCTGGTGCTGCGCTCATCCAGATGGATGTGGAGATTCTCGACCTTCAGCATCACCGGGAGAATACGACGCACTTCCGGGGCACTGGCATTCTGGTTCTTATCGTTCATCATTGTGTTGCTCACTTTCCGCAGCCTTGGGCTGCTTGTCCTGCTGACCGTCTGCGGTCATGTTGTACTTTTGCGAAATGCTCTGGATGAGCAGCTCCGCCACTCGTCCGGGATCAGGAAGGGTATGCACCGGCTTGCCCAGTTCTTTCGCCTTGGCGATTTCCTGTGCCATACCATCCGACACACGCTCACCGAACACCCAGAGTTCGTCTGCCTGCTCCAGCCACGAGAGCGCAAACCGTATTCCGGTGTCCCGCTCCGCTGCCACATCATCCTTGAGAAAACGTGTGAAATACAGATGCGGTGCCAGCGGCTGGATGCCCATCATGGCGAGGATTCGACAGGCCTTGAGTGCCCTTTCGATATTGGAACGCTGCTCCTCTGCCTTGTCTGCCACCGATGCCGCCATAGGACGGAACGGAGAGCAGACATAGACTTTCTTAGGAGCGGTGTCACCACCGGGCGGCCGCACCGGAGCCGAACACTTTAAGGGATTGCTCTGGGAATTCTTGATGTTACTCATGGGGTGTAACCTCCTTGGATGTATTCGTGAGAGGAAGTCCTCTCATAATGCTTACTGAAATTCGGGAAAAGGTACCCTATTTTCAAAAACTTTTCTTGAGCTTCTTAATCGCTGCAGTCATGGTTTTGCTTACCACGGGTCTTGCAATCCCCAATTCTTCTGCAATCTCATACTGAGTCAGCCCTTTATAGAAGTAGAGCTGGATGATTTCCTGCTGACGTTCCGTGAGCTTACCCATAGCGGCATACAGCTTGCGCAGTTCCTCTTCTGCCAACATTTCAGCATTTTCTTCATCCAAGAAGTCCACCATAACGGCATCCGACCAGTCAGAGCCATCGCAATCCAAACTGGCGGCCTCATTGATGGCAACCGTCTTGCTGCGGTTGCTCTCCATCCGGCGTTCACCTTCCATGACCAGACGCACTGACCACTCGGCATCCTCGAACACTGCCGCCGGAACGACCTCGTATGTACCGTCATTGAAGTCGTAGCGGTAGTCGCCGCAGCGATCGATTGCCATGACCGTGTGTGCGCCATCCTCCTCATAGACGGCGTAACCATTTTCATAGGCCGTGAGCGTTGCACCACCCACTACGGTTCTAGCGGCAATCACAGGATGCATCTCCATGAGTTGTGCGTACTTCGGCAGCTTCTTTTCGATAACCGCAGCAACCGTGTTCTTCAACTCACGCAGAGAAATGTGTGCGTTTACTGCCAAGTCCTCGACAGCCTGTGCCACGCTCTCCACTGCCTGCGTTAACGGCTGGCGGATCTCCATTGCGCCATAGCCACCGTAGATTGCAACTGCTCCGTTCATCATGTTAGTCATTTTCTTGTCCTTTCCCCCGGACTCTGGGAGGGAGAAGGATACCGATGACGGAAGCGGAACAGGGCTCACATTCTGAGCTGGGACTGCCTGCAAATGCAAAAAGCCCGATTCCAGAGATGGGAGGTACACCCATAGACCGGCTGTTTCACCTCCAGCAGATGACATCTGCCGGTTGGTAAAACTCCGTTATGGTATCCTTCGCCTTCTCTAGAATCGGGCTTACGATATTATTTTTTGTTCTTGGGGCTTGTCCTTTTGGGTTCGTCCCTTGAACTGACTACATGATAACAAAATCGCTCATCTTTTACGCCATCCAAGCGGTTGATTCGTCTCTACCAAATGGTAGATTTTCAGCAAATAAAAAAAGACCCGCACAATGATTTCTCATCATACGGGTCACAACAGGCTCTGTCTGAGAGTCAGTGTGTTGATTTCACTGACAATCAAATCTTGATATTTGGGGTCTAGCATCAATAGCTGTTTGATTGCCTCCTCTAAAACCGGACTTGGTTTCTTCTCGGCTTTCTCCTCCTTTTCGGATTGCTTTTCCTCTTCTTGTCTATTTTCTTTGTAGGAGTCTGGAATGAGGCTCTCCATCGGGACACCGAAAGCCACGGATGCCTCATACGCAGTATGTAGGCTCATCTGTCTTTCGCCTTTTTCGTATCGGTGAACCGAGTTTGGCTCAACATGGATTTTCTCAGCCAGTTCCGGCTGAGTCATGCCAGCTTTTTCACGCAATGCCAGCAGCGTGTTACCAGCATCATACTTAAACTGCTTGTCATCTTTCGCGGATGCCATCTCGGTTCACCCCCTTCCATACTGCAAATGCAAACAAAAAAGACCGGAGCTGCTAAGACTCAGTGACTTGATAAAAGTACACTATCCTAGCTTCTCCGGTCTTTGTATATACAAAGATTCCGATTGCGAAGTCAGATCGAACTGAAATTATAGTCCAATTCTCGAATGAGCATACTTATCCCCTTACATAATTCATAAAAGCATTCTTTGTTTGCGAGTTATTTACCCAGAGTTCTATTGCGCTTTGAAAAAATCCGTCTCTACTGCTTTTCTAATTATGTATTTTGGATCTGTATGCCTTAAATCAAGAAATCTGTTTCAGCTTTACTAATCACACATATTTTTGCTGAAACACTTAGACCACTTATATTGCTATTTCAATCCAGAGTCTTAAAGTTCTCGCATCTTCGGTTATCCTTTCTGTTCAATTATGTTGTATTGCATTTACACTATGAAATTGAGATGATGGGTTAAGTCCTCCTTTTGGCTTAAATCCCATAATGATTATATCACCAAAATTATCCAGCGTAAATACCATTTCGACATCTTTGGACAGAATACCAAAGCCGGAGTTCTGTTTTTGTGCAAGTTCACTTGCGCGCCCCTATAAACGCAAAAAAGCCGGAATAGACTCCTAAAATCCGAAAGAATTTCAGATTTTTTGAAGTCTACCCCGGCTTACTACGCATTCGAGCAGCACCAAACAGGCAGCAGTTTAGTTTTTGACTGGCTCACACGATTCCGATGAGCCAAGTGTGCGGATTCATACCCGCATCTTCTCTCCCGTATCCTCAAATTTGAGGCACGGACCGGCGCAGCACTGGGCCGCCAGGTCATCTAGGTACTCATAGGCTTGCAGCTTTCCGTTCTTTACATACGCCACAGCCTTACGCCCGTTAACCGTTGCACGGACTGCAAGCAGCATCCGTTTGCCTTGGGTCGTATAAATTCCGCAGTTTGATTCCAACACTATCACCCAACCTTTTCTGGAGATCAATATTCCAAAAGTCGAAACACACGCTGGTACCAAGGCGCATCTTCCAAACTTTTCTTCCATCTTGCGCTTGACAACTTGCGTGTTGTGCGCTAATATAAATATGCAAGTTGCGTTTACAATTCACATTATACGAGCCAACTTGCATATTGTCAAGCGCAACATAACTCACAACGCGCTATCAACTAGGAGGAAACGACCATGAAGTTCGGTGAGAAAGTCAGGAAAGCCCGACTTGCTGCTAAGTACTCTCAAAAGCAGCTCGCGGAAATGACCGGCATTGCACTACGCACCATCCAGAATTATGAAAGCGGAGAACGGATGCCAAAGCAAAAGGAGACATATCCTCTGCTCGCCGATGCACTCGGAATTGAAGTCAGCTCCCTCATGGACGATAACGCCGAGTTCGTTCTGAAGGCCACCGAGAAATACGGTTCTAAGGGACACGAGCAGGCCGAACGCCTTATTAAAGAGGTATCCGGTTTGTACGCTGGCGGTGAATTGGCTGAGGAAGATATGGAGGCCATGATGCGCGCCTTCCAGGAAGCGTACTGGAAAGCCAAAGAGAAAAACAGAAAGTACGTTCCTAAAAAATACCGGGGCATTTCAGAATCCGGCAGCGAATCCTGATTTACAGCTTTCAGCTGTTCCCCATGATATGGAGTGAAGTGCAATCATGATTAGTAGGAAAGCCTCCATCTTGCCGGGTCGTCTGGCTCGAAAATACAAATCCACTGACCCGTTTGAAATTGCCGAAGCCCTCGATATTGAGGTTTTGGAGCGAAGTGATTTCAAGCGGCAGAAAGGTGCGTTCAAGGTCATCTTGAACAACAGTTTCATTTTCATCAATGCCAACCTGTCAGATGAAATGAAGCGACTCGTGTGTGCCCACGAACTGGGCCACGCTCTTCTTCATCGCTCTCTCGGAAAGTCTGAAACCGGGCTGATGGAGTTTGAGTTGTTTGACATTACAAGTACGACCGAATACGAAGCGAACCTCTTCGCTGCCAACCTGCTTCTTGACGAAAGCTCGATTGAGGAACTGGTCAGTGATGGTTTTGACATCGTCCAGATTGCGCGGCAGCTCGGCACAAACGTAAACCTGCTGCTTCTGAAACTACAGCAGATGAACGATGACAACCGCTTTCGTCTCCCCGATATGCCCGACCGAAATTTTCTCGGTGTCATCTCGGATGATGCCGGCCACCTTTAATAGTTGGAGGTGACCCACATGGCAGTACCCAAACGAATCAAGATCGAGCGTGTCTATGTAAAGGTCGCCTCGGAGTTTGATTCAACCGGCTATATGCAGCCAACATCCATCACCTGGGCGGACGGCAGGACTTTCCCTATCGAAACCGTCCGGGACTTCCGGCCGGCAGGAACCGCAGACAATGACTGCAACGGAGACTGTTTCACTGTCCTGATCCAAGGACAGGAGAAGCACCTGTTCTTTGAACACATCGACCCCCGCTTCACCGGCCGGCTCGGCCGCCGGTATGTAGAACGGGCAACCTAA